CCGATTTCCATCGCGGCTGAGTTGAACTTGCCAAGGTTGTCACGAACGGTCTTTTCGAGTTTCTTACGTTCGACCTCCTCCTCGGCTGACAGGTTTGTCTTGAGCGCCAACGCTTGGTCATCTTTCAACTTCTTGACCGCCTTGGCGATGACCTTACCCGCCTCTTTAGCTTCGGACTTGGTCAACTCAAGAAACGTTTCGACCGGGACTTGCATCTCAGTCGAACCTTCGGCAACTGGCACAGTCGCACGACCGGCTGACGCCTCTTTAGCTACATCAGCTTCGACAAGAGTTGTCGGCTTCATCTGCTCCTTGAGCGCCTTGGCTCGGTCCTTAGCCTCGGTCTTTTCTTTGGCGATCCTCTCTTTCTCGGCCTTTGCCTTTTTCTCGTCTTTGATTTTCTGTGCAGCCTTTTCTTTTGCCTCTTTGGCGTCTTTAGCTTTTTTGTCAGCTTGAGCCTTCTTGAGATTTTTCTCGGCATCTTTCAAGGCGGCATCGGCGTCTATCTCAGCCTGAGTCTGAGGTTTGTCACCTGTCTTAGCACCGCCGGACTTTGCGGCCTTTTGCTGTGATGGTTTAAGTAACGGTTTTACGTCTTTAGACATTTCTGGTTTTTCTCCTTTTAGAATAATCGAACTGATATCAGACAGCTTAACCGTCATACCGCGCACGGCAGTTTTACGGTCTGTCTTTGAGTAGTGAATACGAGCGGCGAATTGATTGTCGTGAACCAAGCCGAATTGAACCTCAGCCTTGTCACCTTTGACGCTCAATACCTTAACAACGATTGAGCCGACTTCTGGCTTACTGGTTAAACGAACGATGTTTCCTGCGGTGATTTCTGTCTTTGTCATTTGTAATTTGCTCCTAGTTTTTATCTCACGTTAACCGTTGGTTAACACATCGATTATACGGATATTAAACCAGATGTCAACCGTATTAAGGGTTAGAGCCGTCAGTGATCCTCGTAATTTGTCTGGCGCGCCAGACAAAACCTAGGTAAAATCAATACTTGACGCACGAAAAAATATCTGCTATTTTGCTCGTAGATGGTCAGTGTTTTTGATTTTCTCCGCTACTTCGACTGACATCTTTCCAGCCAACCTCCTAGGGTAAGAAAGGGTAAACGAAAAGCCGGTCAGACCGTAAAAGGTTCGACCGGCTTTTTGCTTTTGACATAGGAGCAAACTACGTCAGGAAAAATTTAGGCTGTCTGCCTCATCGGTACAACCGTCTGGTCACTGACCGACAATGCTTCAAACATCGCCTGACCTTCGGCAACCGACATATCCTTGATTTGGTTGGTACGATTGGCGGTGAACTTTAAGACCTGTTCGCCTTCACTCAACGACAGCTTGTTGCACAGCATCCGAAGTGAGTTGACCTGTCGCATTTCGATCATTCGACCTTGATTGACAGACGCCGGTTGAGCCGGTTGTGTCGGTATCACATCTGCCACGTCTGGCGATACGGCTGAGCGAGGTCGCGGTGTGAGCGCAGGCTTATCGAGGTAGGTAATAAACCATGACGCCGACTTACGTGACAACTGCTTGACCTCGCACTTCAAAACCGCTTGACACTCCTCGTCAGGATTGATGCCCAGACCGCGACATATCGCGGCAATCGCACCTTCCTGTTTATCGGTGAGTATCTCGCCTGCGCTCGCGGCAACAGGATTGCTCGGTGGCGTGTTCGGGTCATTTTCGGCGAACCGTGAACCTCGTTGACGATAACCAGTCGGTTCACCGGCTCTCTCATCTATCTCGCCTTCTTTGCTGTACAACTCACGAGCGACGCCGAACTTTACTGCGGCTCGTTTGAGCGCATCGTGTTCAGCTTTCTTAAGTCCCGTTTCAGAGTCAGCGCCTCCGATACCCAAACCTTCACGAGTAACGCCGTCAATCGTCAGAGCGAGTATACAGATAGCCATACCGTTTGAGAACGTGAGTGACTTAATCTCGCTTGACCACAGCGGCGCAATGACATCGAGCCGGTCTGCGACATAATGCCATTCGACATAGTCAACTCTGTGCTCGTTACCGCTACGGTCAGACCAACCGACACGCGACTTGATTTTCTCTTTCGGTATCGGCTCTTGGAACGCCATAAGCTTATCGCGAAAGTCGTTCTCGGCATCCTCAAACAAATCGTTCAACAAGTCGTTGCCGTCAGGCTCGTTGGTTATCTGACCTTCATACGTGTCAACGTCTGCGCCGTGTTTAGCGAGAAACTCTTTCGCTTGCTCGGCGGCGTCAACGCTCGGTGTGACCTCATCTTTCTTTTTACGTGGCATTCTGTTTTTCTCCTAGGCTGTTAGCCGGTTAAATTATATCCCCTTTGGCAAGTTTGTCTGGCGCGCCAGACATTAGGTGTAGACACCAAGATTGAGCCGGTTCAAAAACGTTTGCATCTCTTTTGGAAAACGCTTTATTACCGCCTCGTCTTGTTTCGATCCTGAGCGCGTGTTCTGTAACTTGAGGTTGATTTGACGTAGACCTTCGTCAATCGCTAACCGCTTGTTGGCGAACTGTACGTTATCAAGGTGAGTGCTAAAGTAGTTAAGACCAGAACCACACTCGCTCGGTAACATGATACCGCCAGCGCCCATCCACAGTTCGGTAAAGCTATCGAGGCATAAGACAACCGTGGCGTAATCCTCTTGCCACGCAAGCGGTTTCTTTGAGCGCGTGTAGACCGGGACGGACTCGTAGCCGGTTATGTATACGCCGTGCATATTGACCTGACCTTTACGCTGTAGTATCGATTCCAAGCGATTCCAAGCCATCTCAGCGGCTTTCTCAGGCGAGACAGGGTTAACGCTACGATGACGGAAACGGTCGATGTAATCGTCAATATCGAGGTCTGCGCTAACGTAGATGTCATACACATCTTTTTGCTCGTCACGGATATCACAACGCTTAAGGTTTTTTAGAAAGAACTCTTTCGTACAACCGGCTTTGATAATGCTTAAGACTTTCTCATCTGGTTTATTATCGACTCGCATAGTTCTTGATTCTCCTCATGGTTTAATGGCGGCAACATCGATTGAGCGATGTCAGCCGGGATACCTTCGGCAATGTAGTTATCGTAAATCTGTTTACGTGTACCGTTGTACTTGACTGCGTAAGGATCGTCACCGCACAACTCTGAGAATTTACGTAACTGCTCGTAGCCTTCGACCTCAGTCATCAGCCGGGACGGTACACAGCCATACGGACACGGTAACCTTTCGGTCGTACCAAACTGACGGCAGACCATCGGTCGGTACTCGTAGACTGAGCAACGGTTATCGACAAGGTAATTACATTTCATATCAGGCGTGACCTTCGGCTCTTTACCTGATACTCGCGTTAACTGTACGAACTCGGTCGGTGTCATGCCAATCACGGTACAACTTCCATGACATAGACCACGGCAAGCGACAGTCGGTTGATTGTCTAAAAACTTTTTGATCTTCGATTGACGTTTACGATTCATTACAACTCCATAAAATCGGCGCCTAGGTTAACAGCTAAACGAGCGGCTTGTTCGATGGTTAGCCAACCGTGTTCTGTAACGCCGTTATCTAAGTCAACCGTGCCATATTCAACTAACGGTATAACTAACATACCGCGTTCGTTCACCGGCGGTCGTGCATCAGTTGTGTACGATGTAACTGGTCCTGTATCGCCTTCGTCTTTGAATGTCACCAGTGGTTTATTTTTCATTCTCTGTAACCTCGGCAAGTGTCGTTGTGTGACGTAAAGAGGAAAACGCCAAGCTGTCGAGCCTGCACAATCTCCTCTGGCGTCAGGTGCTTACATTGGGCATCGTCAGGTGAGTAAACCACGTATGAGCCGTGCCAAGTCGGTTGCCAATCGAGCGGTACGGTCACGCCGGTCTGCCAGTCACGTAAGACGATGTAAAGGTTTTTACACTTGATGCAGTTCGGCATCAAAATACTCGTGTCGCGTTGTCTGGTGTGACGTGTTCAACCTCGTCATCGGTTGACGTTTGCTTAGCTTCGTGCATCGAGCATTCACATTGCTCAGCCGGGACGATTTGCTTAACTCGTGACTCAAACGGCCAGTACGGTAAACATTCTTTACAGATTTTTAATAACATTGATTTGCTCCTAGTTTTTGTCTGGCGCGCCAGACATTATTTTAAGTCATGAAAGTTCTTCCAATAGTTGTGCCAGTAAGTCTCTGGGCGTGACTGGTCGTTCATCTTTTTTAGGTCTGTGAGTATCGGGAACAGTTTGATCCCGAGTGCGTAGACGCAAACGATTGACGGACCTGACTGAGTAGCAAGCTGATAGTAATCGGGATTGTGGAAGTTGCATTTAACGTAACCACGAGAACCGTTCTCTAACTTGAAGGCGTCAAGTTTTATCTTGATGTTCATCGTAAAGATTCCGATTGACGTAAACATACACCAACCATGCTCGGGTTTAACTTCATTGAGGTTGGCAAAAATTATAGGTTGGTTATCCATAGCTTTTCCGGTCGGTCTTTACCAAAGGTCAACACACGACCTTCGCAAAGATAAAGATGTAAAGAGAGAGCGCCTGCAATGTGGTAACACACGTCATTTAGTTTACGAGGATACTTATCTTCGCAGGTGCAAAACACGATTCGTTTATTACTGGCGTCAGTCTTACATATGACTTTATATTCATCGCCTTTCGATCCGATGACGGTGTATTCGCCAAAACAAATCAGGTCAATGCGCGGCTTAGCTTTCATCAATCTTTTGCGCGCCGCATCAAGTTGATTAAGGGCTGTGAATATCAGCATTGCTCGTAGATGACTCCCGACGAATATTGTACCGCAGATTAAAACATAAATCAATTCCGTTAAGCTGACCGGCTGACCTCGCGGAGCGGTCTTAAAAAAGAAAACGAACGACAGTATATGTTTATATATATGTTAATACCTATATTAAGTAGCATGACGCTTTTTCGTCATTCGATGACGATTTTTCGTCATTCGTTAATGAGTTGTATTCTGTGTTTCGAGGTCGATAAACATTAGGTTTGACACACTTGCTATCTACGTTTATACTGGTCAACGTTGCAACTAGCGTCTGAATTAAAAATGTAAGATGCTATCCGAGATGTAGTTTCGGGCGGTCAAAATCCTGACGATGTCAGGGGATAAGGGTTCGACTCCCTTCGCCTCGGTTATCAACACAAGAACCATGGGATCAAAAAGCTTAAAACCAAACCGTATCACCTTTCCCGTTCCTGACGATGTCAAAGACCTGTACGAGCGATTTAATATCGTTCGTATTGTCAACGGTCAGACATTAGAAAAGGCGGTTACACAATTGATTCGCGCCGAAGTCGCGCGAGCCGAACAGATATTGAAAACTCATTGGGTACGTTGGGACCAATTTGAGAAAGAGATGAGCGCCGCCGGTTTCACGGTCAACCGTGTAACGATGTGGAATTACTCAACCAAAGAGCCGTTTAAGAATTTCATCAAGACTGACGGCGTCAACACGCTCTGGGATATCGATTCTTTTCTACAACACTATCGAGGTGAGTAATATGTACTGTCTTATCTGTCGGCAAAAAGAGTGTGAGTGTAACCCCTGACCATAGCCGGGACTGGTTAGAGTTGTTCGTCACGTTTGCTGTGTTGTTATTTTTCATCTACATCGTTAAATCTTTCTTTCAATTACCATCATGGTTTTGGGACCACATAAGCCGGTAGATTTGTCTGGCGCGCCAGACAGTTGTAACGCAATCGTTGACGAGGTCGCTAAGTGGTCTGAGGAAAAGACAGCCGCTTACCTGCGCTCGGTCGGCATCGATCCTGACACCTTACTCGATGACTTTCAAGACCGAGTCCAACGCATCGTTGCGTTCGATGAAAAGCTGACAGATGAGCAACGCGACAACCTGACAGCGGTCATCTGGGATATCGAGCAATATCAAACAGACAAAGGTAGGCGATGAACCTAAAAGAGAATTTCCCGATTGAGAATCCCGGCTCAGTGAGCACTCGTATCTTTTTTGCGAAAGACTCTGAGTCATCGATACTCTGGCATCTGTGCGATGCCGCGCTTGGTCAGGCTCACTTCGGTAAGGTCTGGTACATGGCTCTGCACGGCGCTTTTTTATATCCTGTCGTGCAATGTGATACCGTGTTGCAATGTAAAATCAGGCTCGGCGTTGCTGACCAGTTTTGCCGAAACTGTCTTGATGAGTACGAACTCGCTAAGGATGTCATCGAGCGGAAAAAACTACTAAAGTTTAGATAGACAGTCGTTGAGAAAATTCCCTGCACGAACTCAATGACTGTCTTAGAGGCGGTTAGCAGGCGAGGTAAGTCTAACCGCCTCGTACTATCATCTATGAGTAAAAACGGAAAAGCGAAAACAACTATTGAGGTCGAAACAATTGATATCGATTCGATTACGTTCGATCCTAACAACTACCGGGACCATCCTGAGGATAACCTTGCTATCATAACCAACTCAATTCAAGACTTAGGGTTTGCTCGGTCTATTGTGGTCGATGAGAACAACCAGTTGATAGCCGGTGAAGGCGCAACACGCGGTTCACTGTCAGCCGGTCTAAAGAAAGTTTTAATCATCGATGCCGAAGGTGACCAAGTCGTTGCGGTACGCCGTAAGAACTTAACACCTGAGCAAAAAGAGCGGCTTAAAATCGTTGACAATCGAGCAGGCGAAACGTCTGAGTGGAACACGCAACGACTAGCCGGTTATCTCAACGGTCTACCGGCTGAGTCGTTAGCCGGGACGGGCTTCACGAGTGACGATCTTACTCACCTGTTAGCCTTGCTCGATAAACAACCGCCGTCACTCGATGACCTCGCGGCGATGCACGGTGCGGCCGATGACGCTAACGTATTCTCAAAGGTCTTTGCTATCACGTTACCGCTACTCCTCTATAAAAAGTTCGTGACGTTTTGGGAGTCTCTCGGTACGACTGACGAGGAGCGAGTTAAGGCGTTACTGCCGAAGCGTAAGACCAAGCAAGCATGATTAGCTTTATCTCAAACACGGTCCTCTTAAACATCAGAGATATGACAACGCCTGTACAGGTCATGCTTAAAGGCTTTCAACCTTACTCGCTGACCTCATACCATTACTTTCGTGACTTCGATTTCGATAAGCAGTTGCCGAAGCTGTTTCCGCTCGGTGCGCCTAAACTCTTTGCGGACTCCGGTGCGTTCTCAGCGGCAACTCAAGGCGCGCAGATTGATATCGATGATTACGCTCGATGGTTAACAAAACACAAAAAGCACTTTCTGACCTATGCTAATTTCGATGTCATCGGCAACGAGAAACAGACCGCTAAGAATCAAGAGTATCTTGAGAATGCGTATGACCTGACGCCTTTGCCGGTCTTTCATGTGGGCGCTGATTTTAAGATACTCGATAAGCTGATGAAGGATTACGATTACATTGCGCTCGGCGGTCTTGTGCCGTTCGCTACTGACCGTAAGAATCTGATGTCTTACTTCATCACCTGTTTCAAAATGGCTCAGACAACCGGCTGTAAGTTTCACGGCTTTGGCATGACGAATTGGAAGTTACTTAAAAGCTTCCCTTGGCACTCGGTTGACTCCTCGAGTTGGAACGCCGGTGCGATATACGGGCGATTAGTTTTCTTTGACGGTAAAGGCGAGTTTATGAAAGCGACGCTCTGGGATAAGGCGAGTGTCTATAAACACGGCAAACGTTTCCGTGCGCTCGGTCTTGATCCCGAGTGGTTTGTTGACAAGGAAAAGTACAAGCGGGTTTATGCGTGTCTAGTTGACGGTGTCGCGTGGGCGCAAGCTTCTTTATGGCTCACTCAATACTGGCAACAGGATATCAAGGTTTACTTTAGCAACGCCGAAAACATCTCAGACGTGGCAACGTTGACGGCGTTCATACTAGGAGAAAATTATGGTCTGGAACACAAGGTTGATGGTTAAGAATCAAAAAGTCCTGGCTCTTTTATCGGGCGGTCTTGACTCATCTGCAATGGTCGGCGTCTTACTACACAACCATAACGAGGTTGAAACGATATCGTTCGACTATGGTCAACGTCACTCGAAAGAGTTACTCGCGGCGAAAAAGGTTGCCGAGTTTTTCAAGGTCAAGAATACGGTCGTTGACCTCAGTAACTTGGCATCGATCCTCAGCCGGTCCTCGCTGACATCTGACCAAGCCGTACCCGAAGGTCATTACAGTCAAGACAACATGAAGCAGACTGTCGTGCCGAATCGGAATATGATTATGTTGGCGATAGCTGGCGGGTACGCATTGTCAAACGGCATCGAGAACGTAGCGTTTGCGGCTCACGTTGGCGACCATGCGATTTATCCCGATTGCCGAGAGTCGTTCATTAACGCGCTCGATGCGGCGTTAGAGTTATGCGATTACAACCGGCTCAACCTCCTCGCACCGTTCGCCTGTTACGATAAGACTTTGATTGCGAGTTGTGCGGCGACTGTCGGCTTACCGCTTGATATGACGTGGTCATGCTACAAAGGCGGTGAGAATCACTGTGGTCGTTGCGGTACGTGTGTTGAGCGATTAGAGGCGATACACAATGCCGGTATCGTTGACGATCCTACGGTATACGATGACGCCGACTATTGGCGTGACGTGACCGAGAATTACGCGGAGTCAAAAATGTCTGGCGCGCCAGACAAATCAGAAGGAAACCTAGGAGGATTGTTATGATGTTACCAGCAGAGGCGAAAGCTAAATATATGCTTCACTCTCGGCGTGTGCAGTCGGGTATTAAATGGCTCATGGAACTGGCGGCGTGTGGTAAAGCCGATTACGGTGCGGCTGAGCCGAAGCATCTCCGCGTTGGCGTTGATATAACCAAAGCTGACCAAGGCTCGCTCGCTCGTTTACTCATCGCTAAAGGCGTCATTACTGAGGATGAATATCTGAACGCGTTGGCTGACGGAATGGAAATGGAAGCTAACGCCTTTGAGAAAGAGTTACAAGAGCAACTCGGCGACAGTCGGATAAAACTCGGACCGACAGGATTCTAACTATGTACATAATTCAAAAACGATTTGATTTTAGCGCCAGTCATCAACTGTCTGGCTTACCCGAAGGACATAAATGCGCCCGCCTACACGGTCATAACTATCAAGTGATTGTAATTCTCGGTATGCCGTTTCTCGATGATAACGGCATGGTCGTTGATTACGGCGAACTCGATAACATCAAGACCTATCTTGACGAGAACTTTGAACATCGTCACATCAACAACGTGGTTGAGTTTAATCCGACTGCCGAAAACCTCGCGCGGTTTTTCTACGATGTCTTTTCGGCTATGTGGCCGATGCTGTCTGGCGTCATCGTCAAAGAGACTGAAAAAACTGAGGCGTACTTTTCACCGGCTGGCGTGATAGAGAGGAGTACGATAAAACCCAATGTACAGAATTAACGAAATCTTTTACTCGATACAGGGCGAAGGTATACGAGCCGGGACCGCCAACGTCTTTGTGCGTTTCTCTGGTTGCAATCTCAAATGTGCCGTTGACGATCCTGACAGCGGCTTCGACTGTGATACCGAGTTTACATCTGGCGTGTCGATGGACCGTGACAGATTGATGCGAGAGATTGCGGCGGCTGATACGAGCAAGAGTCGCAACGTGATCCTAACAGGCGGTGAGCCGTCATTGCAGATTGATAAAGAGTTGATAACGATGCTGATAGGTTTTTCGTATCACATCGCAATCGAAACCAACGGGACAACGCCGTTACCTGACGGCATCGATTGGGTATGCTGTTCACCGAAATCGGCTGAGCATACCTTACGCTTAGAGTACGCCGACGAAGTCAAATACGTGCGCCATGAAGGTCAGGGAATCCCGAAGCCAAGCGTCAAGTCTAAGAATTATTTATTGTCGCCAAAGTTCAATCCTGATGGTACAATTGACAGACGTTCTCTTGCTCATTGCATCGACCTCGTCAAGCAAAATCCCAAGTGGCGATTGAGCGTACAACAGCATAAGTTTTGGAACGTGAGATGATGAAAAAATTACCCGAGCCGGTCGAACTAGACGGCTACTGCCAAGGCTGTAAATCTTTTAAGCGCCTGTACCGAGAATCCGAATCTCGTTACCGATGTCTTGAATGCGTGTCTGGCGCGCCAGACAAAAATACTAGGAGCAAAACACATGAGCAAAGTATTGAAACTTGATGACCTGTATTCAATCGAGGTTGACGTAGCGTCTTGGAATCTCGTCAAGGTCGAACCAACGGTCAATCCTAACACCGGCAAGCAAGGTGTTGATAAAGACGGTAACCCGACATTCTCAAAAAGCTTTTCATATCATCCGACATTACGCACAGCCTTGATGTGGTATGTTGACCTGCGCCTTCGTGACAAGGTTAACTCTGGCGAGGTCGAAGATATCAACGACTTAATCATTATGATTGACCAGACCGAGAAAGAGATTGGCGAGATTGTGGCCGGTATCGGCAAGGAGCATATACCTGACAATGGCGAATGACATCGTTACTATCGACAATATCAAACCGGCCGTTCTCGGCAACGAAACGAGGCGCTCGCTTGAGTTGTTATTTAAGCAGGGCATCGAAGCTTTGTTTACATTGCTTGGCGAGGACGCCACTCGGGACGGTTTAGATGAAACGCCGCATCGAGTCTTACGAGCATTCAAAGAGCAAACAAAGGGTTACTCTCAAGATGCCGCGCTGATCCTCTCAACCGAGTTCGAGCAGTCGTATGACGAAATGATTATCTTACGGGACATCGACTTCTTTAGCTTGTGTGAGCATCACCTACTCCCGTTCTACGGTCATGCGACTGTCGGCTATATCCCAAATCCTGAGCGCGGCGTTGTCGGTCTATCAAAACTTGCGAGGTTAGTTGATTGCTTTGCCAACCGGCTACAGATACAAGAGCGATTGACCGAACAGATAGCACAAGCTATCGAGACACACCTAGCCGCTAAAGGTGTCGGCGTCATCATTGACGCGACTCATCAGTGCATGACCTGTCGTGGCGTTAAAAAGTCACATGCTCGTATGACAACGTCAGCTTTGAAAGGTGTTATTTACTCAGACCAACGAGCAAGAGCCGAGTTCCTTCGGTTTAGGTCTGGTAACGCGATTTGACGGCTCGTCTGGGCTAACCCTGCTCAGACCTACCAATAGCACCCAAAAGTGTCTCAAATCGCCTCTAAACGCGAGCAATCGCACAATAAAACGACTATGAAACCAGTATTCCAAGAGATAATTGACCCAAATAAAGGCGATTGCTTCTCAGCCTGTCTCGCCTCGATACTTGAATGCAATCTGGCAGACATACCGAAGTTCGCCCAACGTGACGGAGACTTGAGTAAAGTCAACGACTGGCTCACCGAGCGAGGTCTAGCAATGGTCAGTTTCAAGTTACCCTTACGGCGTAACTTTGCGTTCGGTGTGATGACTAGCAAGACATACGCAATCGCTGGTTACAAATCGCCAACGTTTAAGAACTCGGTTCACGCTGTGGTCGTTGAGATTGAGCGAGGCGGTTCACGTATCACTGTCGCGCACGATCCTAACCCGAATACAAAACAGGTGACCGGCTATCCGTTCATCGTGTATGTACTGACCGTTGCCGACATCGGCAAGTATCAATTTGTGAGGCCGCAATGTACCGGAAAATCATCAAAGCGATTATTGAACGAATACGGGCTGTACTAAGCCGGTCTAAACCCGAGCCGGTCGTGACCTTTCGACCGGAAATGCCAACGTCACCTTGCCCTGTACCAATACGTAAAGGTAAGCGGTGCGGCGTACAGGGGAGTATACTGTCAACCGTTGACGATAGGTTGCAACGCATTTGTCTAAAGTGTGCGTGTCATTCGTCAGTTCAACATCTCATTGAGGAGTTAAAATTGTATGAGTTACACAAGGCATCAATTCTTGCAAAGCGTGAGGCACAGCAAAAAGACGAGGCGGAAAATCCTACCATCGTTTTACCAACTCATCGCGGCAATAATCCGTTTTATCGCGGACTGAGGTCATCGGTAACAATGTCTGGCGCGCCAGACAAAAAGGAGTAAAGTATGAGTCATGTTGTAAACCATTTAATCGATCTGTTACTTGAGGCGGCGTTAATCGCGTTCCTCGTCATCGTGTTACTTGAACTCGTCAAGTACATCAAGAGCCGGTTCACAGGTGATGAGTAATCAGTGAACTACGTCACGACCTATGTCAATGCGGCTACATCAAACAACGGTTGAGGAAATCGCAGAGGAGGAGTATGCGTTTAATGATGCCTATCAGCAGGAAGTATCGCTTTTCGAGGAGTTTGAATTGTCGGTGTTTCTCGACTACGCGGATATCGAAGATATACCCGCCGAACAAATGCTCAGGGCGTTGGATTATGCCGCGCAAAACGGGAACGATTCGCTTTGGCAAAAAGGTCTACGCCGATTTCGTGTCGAATTTTCCGATGGCGTTACAACTCATCAATGGAGTTTGGGCGCCGATCTTAAGGGACGGACCTCGGGCGAGATTGCTTGGCTTATCTGGCGCTCCCTTGATGACGATGCCGAGCCACGCTTAACGTGGGCAGACATTAAAAAATACATACTCGGAAACTCAGGGTTAAATAGCCGAGTGTACGAGGATGAGGATACAGATGTTATCGACTAACACACTTGAGACAATCGGACTCTTTTCACGCACGGCTCTTAACGTTGAGCGCGTGTTGCATCTTGAGACAATGAAAAAGATAAAGTTCTTACTTGCCACTCGGGAGCAAAAGCCGAAGCAGTACGGTCACATCGAGATACACGGTCCGAGTAATTGGGTAATCGCCGGTATCATCTTTGAGAAAGAGAACGGCGAGGATTGGAAGGTGTTTGATATGGCGCCCTACTTACGTAAGGTGTTGGGTAAGACGCCGGTCAAAGACATCGGCAAGGTGTTGACTGAGGCAGGGTTTAATTGGCGATGGATAGCCGATGACGAGATGACGGAGGATACAATAAATGTCGATGCTACAAATCAATCAGCTAATCAATAACTTGCAACATACGATTGACTGGCAACCAATGGCGCCGGGATATAAGAAACGATTTATCAAGATACTTGAGGAGGTCCGTAACGCCGCCGAGAATGCTATTAAACTCTATCGGCAAGACGCAACGCTTGACTTCACCGAGTTACCAAAGTACGCCGGTCAACCTGACCATTTTTACTTTCGCCGTCAATATCAGGCAGAGAAGTTTATCAATGCCATACACGACCGTATGAAAGTCGAAATGTCTGGCGCGCCAGACAACAATCGGCCACTGACTGCTAACTGGTATTTAGACGCCAGTCGGGAAGGCGAGAAAATAGCTGACGCGGTCTTAGGACCGAGAAAGACTTAATGCGTGGTAGCCCGAATACAAATCCTTGGCGCGAGTTTGATAACCCAGAGGACGGCTCGATCCCGGCTGGCCTCCTTCTGCTTGAGGCGATAACGCCTTACGGTCAGACTCGCACGGCTCAAGAGATAGCAGACGCTTGCGGTTGTCACGTCAGGAATATTCAGTACATCGAGAAAACGGCTCTAGCTAAATTAAAAACCAAGTTTGCCGAACGGCTCAACCGATTAAGCAACTTCGATCTAAAACGAATTATGGAACAATCAGAATTGAGCGAACCAATCTGGGCGTTGATATCATCACACGCCGTACTCGCTGAGCGTGTCAGCTATAACGAGGCACGACGAAGGCAATTACTCTTTGAGCGTGAGAACGCAACCGATAACAGCGCGGTTATCACAACTCAGACGGTCGCTGAGCGTTTTATAAACAATCAGCTTTATCGTGAGTTAAAGGAGGTTGAGTAATGAGTAACGAATCAACACTCGTAGCCCTAAGAGCATTACTGCTACAAGGCATCGAGGCAATCGACAATCAGCTAACCGTTAACCGAGCCGGTCAACCAAAAACAGAGACGCCGTTCACTGACCAACTTGCCGATTCTCTCGGCTATAAAAAAGACTCGTCTGGCATGTATCATCCGAGCGAATCTGAGCCGGTATCAGTCATGCCGCCTAAATCGGTAACTGACCACGTTGCCAAGTCGTTAGGTGACCTCGTAACAGGTAAACAGCTTGGCATGATTAAAGCGTTAGGTCGAACACTTAACATCGACCTACGGAATGAATGTAAGGCTGTCATGCACTGTAACTTTGACGAGTTATCTAAACGCGGCGCATCACAGTTCATTACTCATCTACAGGAATTAAACTCTCAACATGAATAAGGAAATGTCTGGCGCGCCAGACAAAAAACAATCAATCACGGATGACGAAACAGCGGTGGAAAATCGCCCGAATCTAAAGGCTGTCCCAGACATCACTCCACTTGAGCGCCGAGAAAAAGAATCGGTCGAAGCATACGAGGCTTTTAAGCTGTATTGCGAACTGGCATCTCGTAAAGAAGGCGGTGCTAATGAGGTCGCAAGACAGTTGAAAAAGAGTTCATCGCTCATCTACCGTTGGCACGACCGGCACGACTGGAAAGAGCGATATCGGCTTTATCAAAATCAGCTTGAGATGATGGCTGAGCGAGAAGAAGCTAAACTCATCAAAGAGCGAACGCGTGAGTGGACCAAGCGCCGACTAGATATCAGAGAAGAAGGTTACTCGGTCGGCGCAGCTTTGATTGAGCGAGGCAAAAAGCTTTTAGAGTTACCCGTACTCAATCGTGAGGTCAGAGCGCAGGTCACCGCAAAGTCAGGCGAGGTTATTGACACGTTGACGATCCTCAACTTTATACAGCATCCGAGAGACGCCAAAGGCTTCATCGAAGCCGGTATTAAGTTGCAACGTATGTCTGCCGATATGTCTACCGAGAATGTCAGTCTGCTTGACGAGAACGTTGACCTCGATTCGATGAGCGAGGAGCAGATGCTCAAGTACATCGACGAACTGGCGGCGATGCGTAAACAACAACTAGAAGGCACTGAGTAATGTCACGACATACGGCTGACTTCACGTTCGTTGATTACTGGATTGAGTATCATCGAGGTCACGAACGCTATCCGTTATGCACTTACTATGGAACGTGCGACAAAGAGGATGATATGAGAAACCGGCAAGCCGTATGCGCCCAATGTGAGACTATTTTCCTGACGTGTGAAAGTGATCTTGGTCCGATTAAGTCTCAAGACTTTTGCAGTCAAGAATGTGAGGATAAACATTTAGGTATAATAGTCAACGGCCACTATCGACCGGCTAGACGCCGAGTTCGTGTTCATCCCGTTAAGAACTGTGATTGGTGTAGTATCGCTCAATCACTTGGCACGGTTATCTCGTGTCGATGTATGTACGAAACTGATATGATAGGTATCTGAACTTCTTAGCGCCGCTAAGCACCGCTAAGCACCGCTCAGAAGTTCTTAGCATCGCTTTTAGCACCGCAAAGAAGTTCTAAGAAGTTCTAAGCACTGCACAGCGCCGCTAAGCACTGCACAGCGCCGCAACGAAGTTCGATGAAGCCGATAAGTAACAACGAGTGGACCTATCATTGCCGGAGTTGTAAAGGTCGCTGTCCCGGTCTGACGCCGTTTGATAAACGTCAAACCAGACGAGCGAGGCGTAGATATCTAAAGGAGCAATTAAAAAATGAGTACGCAGATATACATTCAGATAGAGACTGACGATCCCGATATTCAAAACGATGTCACACGTATTTTTAGTAATCATCAATCAGTCGAACGTTACCTGATGGGAATGCTGTTAGGTTATCGTTTTGAGGTTAACGGTCCGATTCAGACCACGATGATAACGCGCCGCGTCAAACGGTCTACTTATAACCTCGCCAGCATCGGTCCTAAAGGCATGGTCGATTACGGCGGCGTTGTTAAAGTCCCGGCTACGGTATCTCTGGAACTTGAGTTAGCGGCTCGTAAGGCTCAAGGCTGTACGTGCTCACGCGAGCCGTATGCGCCCGTCTGTGACCTTTGTTCGGAGCGGCTGACCTCTGAGGTCAGGTCAGCGAGGAAAATGGAACACGCGCGATTGTCGTATGACAATTCGGTGAACGGTGTGTCTGGCGCGCCAGACAAAACGGAGGAGTAATGCTGTTACCGATATTGATAGTGTTGTTCGTCTGGTACGTCTGGTACATCGTTCGATTACTACGAGCGACGCCTTACGAGCAACCAAGCGTTGACGAGTGGGCAGAATACTACCGCGACAAAGAATTATGACTTACGACCTGACAGACTTGTGCAATAAATACTATCGTGCTTACGTGCAACGTGACGCGCCGTTTAACTGGTCAATGACTCGCTCGATTGTCAACGACCTGTTCGCTATGTCGAACGAAGCGCCTGACTCGATTGAGCAAATGCCTGAGCAAGAGTTGTTTTGCATCTCTCACGGTATCAAGGCGGTCATCATGGCTATCGATCCTCACGCACAGTTTACCAATGAGCCGGTCTATCGCCAGTACGTTCCTGACCGTGCGTTTATACCTGACCGGCGAAAGAAGAAGCTTGCGCCTGTACTCGATAGATTCGGCAATGAAATTAGCGAGCCAAAGACCAAACAGGAAACCGACTAGGATTGACACACCGTGGCAACGGGCGTCTAACTCGATACCCGAAGGTTACGCACAGGTGCGCTCTGGCTGTCTTTTACCTGATGACCTTTGCTATGACTGGCCGAACAATGTCTGGCGCAGGGCTGACGATGAGTGGGACCAATACGTGCCAGAGGATATCAGCGATTGCGTGTTCGTGGTCAGGCGCGCCCAACATCAACCGGCTGTCGGTCAGACAGTCAGAACGTATACAGTAAAGCGAGGACGTGTATGACATTAGACGAGGCAAGAGATACATTCATTGAGAATGAGTTGAGGCGACAGGTTGAGATTGCTAAAGCTGTCGGTAAGACGCTCCCGGCTGACCATCCTGTTATCAATGCTTATCGTAATGGTTTGAGGCGAGGTTTTAAGGCGGGTTATGAGGCGGCATTACATGAGGTAGGCATAAACGATCTTAAAGAGAAAATTAGTATCCTTTCCACGAGTAAGACATAGCGATTACTCGCGTTTAGAGGCGATTTGACGAGGTTTAGGAGGTAAAGACGATGGATAAGGTCAACCACACCGAAACGAGGCTCGTAGACGCAACTGAGCAGGTCTTAAGGACGGCCATTCCTGACCGACGAATTTTCAGCTTACGACTACCGATGCACAGCCGGTTACTCAATGTGTACACACTCGGCAACTTGACGTACCTTGATTATGCCGCACCGTTATCGAGTACAGAGGATGACTGGTTAAACTTTCACAGAATCGCGGCTGGCGATCCGTGGCCGAAGGCGTCAGGCTGGCGTATGGAACTGGTCGGCTCGTTTGTATCAGCCGGTCGGTGTTATCACATCATCAAACAAGTCGCGTATTGATGTCTGGCGCGCCAGACAAATTATGATTGGGATATGTAGTTGCGGTACACGTAAACTCAAGACAACCTCGGCGGCAATTGATATGTACAACGGTGCGTATCATCGGATGACGAGGCGATATCTGCAAACCAAGTTCAGCGATCCTCAGATATTCATCGTCAGTGCTAAACACGGTCTACTGCGCTTAACTGATGTCATCGAACCTTATGACATAGGTCCGCGAGAAAAGACCGTCACAAGCGCTGTAATACGCAACCAAGCACAGCGTATGATGATTGCACATCAGCCGGTTCTTTACATCGGGAGCCGCAAGTATTACGAGATTCTTAGAGAGGTATTTCCAGAGGTCACGGCGCCACTTATCGGTCACTGCCTCTGGGAGCAGTCGGTGATACTAACAAGGGCAATAAAACAACATGAATCGTAAAGATATGAATCGTCGCGGTATACCGCAGGAACAGCAATGGCGCGTTAACAGCTTTAACGGCAAACCTCGTAATGCGCGAGGCGTTAAAATTGTTGAGTGGGTAGAACCCGAAGGTTACCGCAAATGGGTTAAGTACATCGACCGTATGCCGACTAAAGACGGGCGCTATGTCGTACAGTGGTCGGACGGTATGTGCGGCTTTGTCACGTACACAAAAAAAGCCGGTTTTGCAACCGGCGTTCGTGTGGTATTTTGGTCACACGATTTGAAAGAGTATGTAAGTCAACGACCTCGCGTTGGCGGCGGCACACCGACGAAGTCAAAGTGAAAACCGTGACCATCGTCAAAGGCGCTGTTAAAGACCACGGCTCCCGGCTCAAATAGATATAACCGGCTCGTTGCCACAACCACGTAGTAATCATAGTTCGGCACGTTGAGTTGATAGTAACCAAAGGTTGACGTGTACGTTGCGGCCTGTAGACCGTGACTATCGTACAGAGCGACATACGTGCGACTGACGGGGATTTGCAGTCCGTAGACCTCACGATACACACGACCTGATACGGTCGTGACCTGCGCGTTAGACGCCTCGATAAACAACGCCAGACACATCGCCAGAGCGATGACGAAAATGACAACGATTTCGATAATTGTTTTTCTCATTTCGATCCTCCGATTTTGTCTGGCGCGCCAGACACGAAAAGGTTAAAGCCGGTCGTGTGACCGGCTCGATGTTATTTACGCCTAGCGTCCTTACGCATACGGGCGATTACAGCGGCTTCAAATCCTAACTGGTCACCAAAGCTTGACAGGTTCTTGTACGCCGTAACCAGACGGTCCCACGTATCAAACCATTCGCCAGCCGCTTTTTTGGCTTGAGCCTCAGACCTGATAAGCTGAGCACGAGCCGATGACTCGGCACGTAGCCGGTCAACGACCTCCTGATTAGGATAGACGTGTCTAAAGGCTGGCGAGCCGATTAACGATATACGGTTCTCGGGTAATTGCTCAATCGTCGCATCATAGACATATCCCGGCACTAGATACGAGCCTTTCGGCTTTTTGAAACATCGTGTCTCATCGGTCATATCGCCGTTCTCGTCTAATACCGTAAACCGTTCAACCGTTTTACTGGCAACGCCTTCGGTCTGACCTGTATACAACCATTGCTGAGTAATGAAAACCTTATCACCTACTGTTTTAGTTTCGCTCATAATTTGACTCCTATACCGCCTTTACCTTAAGGCGTTTCTCATACACCGCAATCAGCATCGTCAGATGTCGGACTGGCGATGACTTGATATTCTTCCAACATAACGGCTTTGGCAACCGTTTTTCAAGTGAGCGTAACCGGCTGTAACACCGTTCACGCTCGGCACTGTTAATCAATCTCTCTCGGTCTGTCATATCAGTCTCCTAAATCGTCGTACTCATAGTCATAGTCAGGCTCGTCAATATCGAGCAGACTGTCCGGCACGTCATCGTCATCCTCGTCACGAGTGAGAATGTCGCCGATAATCATACTGACTAACGCCTTCGCCGTACCTTGCTCAACCGTCTTAGCAGTCGCCTGAGCATAAGCTGAATTCTCAAGTGTAAAAGTCAAGCCGTCATCGGCGATATCATCGCTGTCAATCGCATCACGGTACAGTGTAAAATCGGCGTCTAACTCGTTAGTAGTTGGGAACTGATCCCAATACTTATCGCCTTCACCGTCTGCCGCGTCAATGTACCCTTCGGTGTCATCGTTGGAATACTTGTTACATAGAAAATCTATAGCTTCTTTACGTGTCATAATGTTCACTCCTAGTGACCTGTCTCATCAGTGGCAAGCGGTCAACCTGTACCAGACCGGCTCTGAGCCGGTTTCGACTATTTCGATATCATCTTTTCAAGCTTCTCGATGGTCAACGGTTTGGTTGAGGCGTAGCCGCTCGTGATTATCGTTCGGCGCAACTCCTCAAGTTCATCAAGCGACTTACGCAGACCGGCGGTCGCTTCGGCGATGTGGTCAAGCATCTGACTGTCACGCTCGTTGGCAACGTGTAAGTCCGAGGCGTATGACCAGACGTTGCCGTCTGCCCTACCGAACGCTCGCTCACCGATAGAGTGTAGCGGTCCGTCATACTCGGCTACGACCGTTGAGTTGTAAGCGAGAAAGTGACGAGTCGTGCCGTCAAAGTTGATTACGCGTTGAATGATGTATTTGGTTGTCATAATTTTGCTCCTAGTTTTTAGTCTGACCTCGTCAGTTGACGATTAACGTCAAGACCGGCTCGGCGCCGGTTTCGGTCTTTAGCTTTTAACGTGAATGAAATTATCGGTTTCGTGTGTGACCGTCAGATGCTCGTGAGCCTTGAGACTCGCCAACTGTTCGGGCGACAGATGTCGTTTACCGACTACCGAGAAAGCCGGTCCGTACTCGTTGAATCTCTCGGTCTTGCCTGTCTCGGGATTTTTCCATGTGCGGCGATACTTAGTAAGGTGTACGTTCTCGGTGATGCCCAATTCTTTTAAGATTGCCTTTAATCGTTTGACTTGTATTGTTGCCATTGTGTGTTCACTCTCCTAGATTTAGTCTCATCAGTAACCGCATCACGGTTAGACCGGCTGGCGTCATGGTTTGCGGACTGTTTGCCGCCTCACAGATACCAGCCGGTTTCGACTTAGGCTTAGTAAGCCTTGCGAACTACGAACGTTCCGTCAGCCTTGTACGCTCTCATCTTCTCAGACTTGAAAAGCTTGGCATACTTACCAGTTCGGATATCGACTTCGGCGGCTTTAAGATTACCGGCCTCGCCGACGAACTTGAATCGGCGCTGAGCAGGTGAGAACTTAAAGACATTGGCGACGCCCTTTTCGAGTTCGATCTGGAACGACTGACCGGCTCCGACTTTCATCCGATAGATGTTGTCTCGGACCTTGGTTGCGTTGACGGTTGCGGTTGTTTTGGTGTTTACGTTTTTCATTGTATTTGCTCCTAGTGATTTAGTCTGACCATCGTCAGGCAACGAATTCACGTTGCGACCGGCGTGAGCCGGTTTCGGTCTTACAGTATCGCCATTAGGAAAACCACGATTGATTCGACAACGACCTCGTCAGTGATGATGTGTAGGATTGTTAGCAACATTAGTCATCTACCTCGTCGTTGTAATGTACCGCAAAGCTTATCGCGTGCTCGGCCATACCGAAACACATATCAGCGTATCGATTACCTGCGCCCTGTTCCCATTCGTCTTGAGTAAAGACTGCGTATCGGTCTAACTCGTTAGCGTCTGTCATCTCTTTATCGGTCAACGCCGCGACTACCATTCCATTAACTCGTTTGATTATCTTTGCCATTTTGTTTGCTCCTAGTTTTGATTCTGACCTCATCAGTAAGCGCCTTACGCTTAGACCGGCTGAGCCGGTTTCGGTCTTGGTTGACTGCGGTGCGTGTCAACCTCAAGCTTGCATCGGATACTTGATTGTACCTTCGATGTCCTGTCGGCAATTCCAATCTATGTATGCCGACTTAAGTTATCAAATATCAACCTAACAATACTTAATCTACGCGTACTTAACAGAGATGTCAACTGTTTTAAGGGTAAAAAGGCGTTAATTTGCACATTTTTTTTTAATAATGTTATAAATGAAGTAAATCAAGGTTTTAGCGCCCGAAAAAATATTCAAAAAATGTCTGGCGCGCCAGACAAAGAGGCATAATGTTACCGGCTTTAGACCAATTACGGGCGCTCGATCCTGTCGAGCGTCAAATCTTAGAGGCGAAACTTCGACACAAATTACTCAGTAAACGTAAAGCAAATATTGCCAAGTCAGTCGCTATCCCAGACATTGCCGACTGGTGCGAGTCGAACTTTTATGACCCGCAATTCTGTAACCCGAACACACTCGATTTCACCGGAGTCCCGAAAGTAAAATTAGCGCCGCATCAAAAACGTATCTTACGTAAATGCCTGACGCTCGATCCTAAGACCGGGCGCTTTCCATATCGCACTATCGTCTATAGCTGTCCGAAAAAATCTGGTAAGTCAACGACCGGCTCGATGGTCGCTTGTTGGTTTGCCGCAAACGTCGAAACGCCGAACTCAATATACATACTCGCCAACGACCGTGAGCAATCATCTGGTCGTGTCTATGGTTTTGCTAAACCGACTCTGACCGCGCTCGGGGCTAAACAGTATGAGACACGATTCAAAAAGATATTGTCGAACGGCTCAATCGTACAGGCCGCAACGAGCGATCCCGAGAGCGAGGCAGGCGGTACATACGGGCTGACGGTCTGGGACGAACTGTGGGCATATAAATCTGACCGCGCTCGCTTGCTGTGGGATGAGTTGATGCCGATTCTCACACGCAACATATCAATTCGCTTTATCGTTACGTATGCCGGTTTCGAGGACTCGTCTGATTTACTCTATGAGTTGTACACAACCATTTTCACCGACACGACCGAGACTGAACTAAAGGTCGGCGCGCAGCCGGTCCCTGAGTTGATAGATATACAGACCACGAACGCCAAAGGTGAGCCGATACCAACCTGCTATGAAGTTCCAAGTAAGGGACTCTTTTATTACAACGACCATGACAACCGTATGACGTGGCAGGTTGGCGAGAACGCCGAGGCTCACCGACAAGAGACAGTCGGACTCGGTATGCTTGAGACGAACATATTGCGGTTACTTGAGAACCGTTGGCAAAAGACTGAGGCGCGACTACTCTCATCCGAGATACTCGCCGCAAGCTTTCGTAATAAGGCTCTAGTCAGCGCGTCCCGAGCGATGACGTTTGCGATTGACGCCGCGATGCGTAAAGACTGCGTTGGTCTGTGCGGTGTATACGAGGATAAAGGTCAGTACAAGACCGGCTTCGCAAAGGCGTGGAATCCCGGCGGTAAAGACATCGACCTTAAAGAGACTGTCATTGCCGAACTACTGAGGTTGTATCGCTCAGGACTTGTCCTTCGACGTGAGGCAAGGGCAGGCGAGAAAAAAGCGATTGAGAGCGAGCGATTGACGCCTATTGACGTTTGGTACGATCCTTACCAGATGCATCAAGTCGCTATGGATTTACGTAAAGAGCACCGCCTGTTAATGGCTGAGTTCGGACAAACAACTGAGCGTAAAAAATCCGATACGTTCATGCTTCAACAGTATCAGGCGTTTAAGATTGACAACCTCGATAATAGTGATTTAGAATCGCACCTAGACGCGGCGAAAGCCGATGTGCAGACAGACGCCAACACAACCGTAATCCGCATAGTCAAAGGTACAGGTGCTAATGCCAAGCCGATTGATCTAGCCGTGTGTCAAAGCATGGCTCTGTGGCAATGTTCACAAAGACCAAAAGGCATCAGTATAACCGCCCTACCTTCGGGCAAAGCGAAAGGCTGGTAATCATATGGAAATACGTCTGCCATTCGGCATCACACTATCACGCAAAGATAAAGCTTCATCGGCTGAGCAATCAGAGACAGCGCCGCGTTTTCCTCAAGCCGTTGTTAAAGGTTTGTCTGGCGCGCCAGACAGTTCCCGAGACACACCAAACGCACCGGCCGGTGCAGTCGCCAAGAAAGACCTGACCGGCGGTCGCCAGTCCGTCGAAACCTTAGACACCTTTCCAAACTTTACAGAATGGGACATTGTTGCCAAGCAACGTTGGGTACAGCGTTTTGGTTTTGGGCAGACGCTTGACTTTAACAGCTTTCGCAATATGACCTTTGAGCAGATGTCCGAGATACTTGCGGACATCTCGCCCGAGATATCAAAGGCGCTCTGGGACTTTCTCTTGTTGTGTAATCCCGGCTTTGAGGTCAAATGTTTTCATCCCGGCACGAAAGACCTTGACGAAGTCGCTCAGGCGTATATGGACGATGTCATACTGGCGAAGCTGTCGGCGTACAACGGCGCGTTGAGTGTGTTCTTCGACCGTGTCTATAAAACGATTTTTCTGCGTGGCTCGTTTTTAATGGAACTCGTGTTAGATGACGCAGGGTATGAATTCGTAGACATCGCGACTCCCGATCCCGCAACGCTTACCTACCGGCGCAAGTTTGACGAGTTACGAGGTCAGTGTTGGGACTTCGGTCAACGGCAATTAAAAGACGGCATGACGAGCGGACCGCGTCTTGGCGGCTTTGTGAGTCTTAATATCCCAACGGTACGCTACGTGCCGGTTCATCCTAACCCTGACTCGATTGAAGGTCATAGTCTTTGCTCATCTGCCTTTTTCCTCGCCGTCTTTTTAATGGCAGTGTTGCGCGATACGAAACGTGTCGTACAGCATCAAGGCTACTTGCGCCTCGATGTCGAAATTCTGTTTGACAAGTTGCGCGAGACAATGCCGACAGACATTGAAGGCAATCCGAAAAAAGTTACTGAGTGGATGCAATCGCTCGTTGACGATGTCACGGCGGCGTATGCCTCACTAGAGCCTGACGATACATATGTGCATCCTGATACGGTTAAGGTCAATAAGCCGGTCGGCTCGGTCACGTCTGATTCACTCGGCGCGATAGACGCGCTCTTTAAGTGTATCGAGCGTATGGCGGTCAGGGCGTTAAAGACGATGCCGATCCTAATGGGCACTGACCAATCACGCTCAGAAACGCAAGCTAATCGCGAGTGGGAGATATACGCCAAAGGTATCGAGTCTGTACAGCATCCTGTCGAAAACGCCTTAGAGGATTTATTTACCTTGGCGATGCAAGCTTACGGGTATCTCGTTGACGTTGAGGCAAGGTTCGCTCAGTTCCGAGCGGCTGAACAAATGCGTGATGAGCAAGTCGCGTTGATGAGAGCACAACGAGCGGCGCTTGAGTATGACCGTGGCTGGATATCTCAAGACGAGGCCGCACAGCTTGGCGCAGACAAAGAAGTGGCAGACCAACCAGAACCGCGAGTTACCCAAATGGCTCCCGGTACAGCCATTGCCGCAAACAACGCCTTACAGGAAAACCCAAATCCCGGCGAAGGTCGGTCGATCCGTACATTGCTCGCTGACATCTTTTTTAAGAAGCGTCAACCGACACTTGGCGAACTCGATGACGCCGAGAAATTCTTAGACTCGATTGATGACGAGTTGCTTACTAATCTTTATGACGCCGACAATGTCCCGGCTGAGCCTGAGGACACGACCACAGTCATTCAGTAGATGTCTGGCGCGCCAGACAAATTTCAACCACAGGAGAACAACCAATGGCAGAACAAAATGGTCAGGCGTTCGTACCGCCTGAAACCGTCAAGTGTAATCTTTACCGTGCAGACGGCAAGCTGAAAGTAACCCTTGAGTTGCCGACAGCCAATGCTACACGGCTTATCGAATTTCAAGGCGTCACGTATGAGCGTCAAGCCAGTACGAATGACTGGTACGCACCGAAGGAGGCGTAATCATGGGAAGCAAAACTGACTATTATGAGAACGCCGTCTTGAACGTCCTACGTAATACGGCAATCAGCGCAATCGCTCAATGCTACATTGCGCTCTTTACGGTCGTGACCAACGGCGAAACATCGACCGTTACCGAGTGTGCCAACGCTAACGGCTATGCTCGGACCGCAGTCAACTTCGCCGCGCCGTCTGGCGGCTCGATATCAAATAACGCCGATGTCACTTTCCCAAATCCTACGGGTTCGTGGGGAACGGTCGTCGGTTGGGCGATTGTCGATAACGGTACATACGGTGCAGGTAATCAGCTTTATTACAACGCACAGACGCCGAATAAACCTATCGTACAGGACGATGTTGTTAAGTTCCTGTCGGGTACGCTCACAATCAGCGAGGACTAACTATGTCTATTACCACGTTAGACGGTTTGATTGCCGCGCCGAAACAGCGTGTGCAATATTTCAAATCAGCCTCGCGGACCTCAGTCGCCGCTTTCCCGTTCTCGATGTTCGATCTAGCCGGTCAACCGGGAGCGGGAGTGTTGGCAGGGGCTAACACGGCGAACGGTGTTAAGCCTGATGACTCGGTCGCCGGTTTTCCTATCATCAACGCTTTTGGCGGTGCGGCACGAGGTTACATTTCCAAGGTTGAGTTCGCTAACACTGTAGCCGGTTGGCTCGATCTTTACGACTGTCTATTCAAAGCCGGTGCATACGCCTTTAACGCGAGTGTGGCATTGACATCTCAACCGGCTTACTCGTCACGTATACCAAGCGGTACGGATTATACCGGCTTGCAGATTTGGGTTGAGCAGGTCACGGCGGCAACACTTAACCAAGCTGTCAACGTGACGTATACGAACCAAGCTGGCACGACAGGTAAGACAACCGGCGCAACTGGTATCGGTGCGGCTCCGACTGTCGGTCGTATGTGGCAACTACCGTTAGCCGCAGGTGATTCGGGCGTACAGAAAATAGAAAACGTTGTCGGCTCGGTCGCATCAGCCGGGACGTTCAACGTGCTCGTACTGCGCCCGTTATGGTCAGGTCGCGTTAACCTCGTGAACGCAGGTGACGTACACGATATGTTAAAGACCGGCTTAGTCGAAGTGTGGACCGACTCGGCGTTATTCCCTGTATTCTCGGCTGACTCAACGTCAACGGGTATCCCAGAGTTAATGATTGAGATAGCAAATGGCTAGTTTCTTTCGCCGTGAACCATCGTTTACATTAACCAGTTCATCGCTTGTCAAACACTCGGCAGGCGATAACACGTACATCGTTGCCAACGAGTTTTTCGAGGCGCCGAGTACAAAGCTTTTATCGGGATCAATAACCGGCACGTCAACGGTCGGCGGTTCTTTGAATGTTCGGCGCGTCATTACTGGTCAACCAACCGGCACGAGCATAGTCGCTGGTACAGTCAGGGTTGAACGAAGGTTGACTAGTAATGTACTCGCATCCGCTAACGCTCAAGGCAGTCTCAACGTCACACGAAAACTACTAGGCACGGTGGCTGGCTCTGGTAGCGTTAGCGGAAGTTTTATTATCCTCAAAGTCTTGACCGGCGCTCCGTCTGGTTTGGGTACTGTGTCAGGCTCATGCCAGATTACCCGTAAGTTGCTCGGTCAGGCGAACGCAATCGGCTCGGCAAGCGGCGGTTTACTGGTTCAACGTAACTTGTCGGGCTCGATTGCGGGGCTAGGTAATTGTGGCGGCGTCATAAAGCTGACACGCAATCTAACTGGTCATCCGATAGGTCAGGGACTTGTATCAGGCGTCATCAGGGTTGAACGATATTTGTCTGGCGCGCCAGACAGTCACGGTATCACTAACGGGTTAATCTTATTGACTCGTTATCTGACAGGAACGCCAGCCGGTCACTCAACGGTGCTTGGCGGTATCGGCGCAGGTAATAACGTTATCTTGTCAGGACACCCGAACGGCCTCGCTCTGACCGTGGGCAATTTACGAGTTGAGCGTAACCTATCAGGTCACGTTCAAAGTGTCTCAAACGGCCTAGGATCGCTCGTAATCGCTAGGTTATTGAGTGGCAATATAGCCGGTATTGGCGAGATGACAGGTATCTTAGCCGACAACGACACTCTTGATGTTTTGTTCCTGTCAGATGGTCTAACGGTGTTGACGATACAGGTAGACGGCAAGACTCAAATGTTCTTAGTTTATAACGGTATTACGGGAGTTCACTAAATGGCATATCCGAAGTATTACCACGCACGAGGCGATTCCGAGCCGCTCTTAATGCAACTCTTTCGTAACGGTGTTCCCGAGATATTAACCGGCTGTGTCATTACGATATCTATCTGGCAATCTCGTGACCATCATACAGTTTTAATAAGCGGCGATCCTGTCGCAATCGTTGATGCGGCGACTGGTAAAGTGTCATACACGTTCTCGGTCCCGGCTAACACCTTACCGATAGGCGTTTATGATGCCCGATTACAGGTCACGTATCCCAACACGCAAGTAAAGACGTTTCCGACTAACGTGACGGGCAAAGAATTCTTCTGTATCCAAATAGTCTAATGCCTAAGCCGAAATATCAGTGGTATCACAACGTCAGGCGCTATCGGGATGCGTCAGGTCGCTTCGTTGCTCAAAAGACCATCACGAGCCACGTTGAGAACTCGTCTAATAAATTCGCCGCTCAAATCAAACAGAATACGCAGGCGATGATTGACAACTTCACCAATGAGAAGTTTATAGCGTGGGCAACCGAGACACGACAACTCATCAAGGATATGCACACGGCGTATACGGTCATTGCCCTTGGCGGTAAGAAAGCTGCGATTGAGTTTTCGACATCGAACGCGAGTGTCTGGGCAGATGCAGACGCCGCGATAGCCTCGCAACTGAGGTATTGGGATCAATTTATTTTCGGCGCGGTAGTCGGGCAAGTTCCCTTTAACGGTCGGTTCGCTGATAGAGCCTCGATGTACGGCGAGGCAGGATTCAATACGTACCAGAACGGCTTACGTATGCGTGAACAGGTCGCCGGTATGGACCAAGAGCGGCGAGTTATAAATTCGGGACGCTCATGTAATGACTGTATCGTTGAAGCCGGTCAAGGTTGGCAACCGATGGGAGCATTAAGACGTATAGGCGACAGTCAATGCGGCGCGCGGTGTCGATGTGTATTTGAATTTAGGAAAACTCCTACAAGCGAGTTAGTGTAAATGGATTCTCGTGTAAACAACGTCCCGAAATTGTCTGGCGCGCCAGACAAAAACATTCGGCCTGATATGCCAGCGCCGATTGTGGTAGACGGTAACATTGCCCGTTGCCGTTGCTGTACTCGTTGTATCGGTATCATCGAAAAGAGAAACCTTATCAACGGTAATATGATGATGACAAATCGCACAGTTTTTCGGTGCGTATCTTGTCTGGCGAAGAACGTGTTTGAGCCTAGAACTTAATTTTTTATTAAGCGATTGACGCGCCGAATTTAGGGCGTTAATATGAACAGTGACAGGGGGAAGAAAATGTCAAATTCATCTAAAGCCTGTTTACGGTATCTACTCAAGGTCTATGCGGCTTTACTCGCTTTGGCGTACGACATACAGACGCCTTGTGATGAATGTCCGCAGACGGCAAAAGGTGGATGGATAATCAGCCTAAACGGCATCACAATTAAAGGAGATATAGAAATGGCAGAACTTAGAGAAGGTCAACGTATTCCGCTACAGGCCAATTTCAAAACGGCCAACGGTCATCCGGCAACTCACGAAGCCGGTACGGTTAAATGGGATAATTCAAATCCCGATATCGCCTCGCTTGAGGTCGATCCCAACGACGAAACCAAGGCGTTCCTTAACGGTACAGACGGTTCGGCAAATGCGGCTGGCGTAGCATCATGCACGGCTGACGGCGATCCCGATGCTGACCAGACTCGCGTCCTCGTTTCGACGCTTGACTATGTCGTTACTCAGGGCGAGGCGTTCGTGTCTGAGATTCAGGCTGGACCGGCTGAGGATATCCCGGCGCCTGTTACTGACTAAATTTAACGCGGCGCTTGACACGAATTTTAACATCGTGTTAATCTGCTTCCGCGTGGTAACCGTGACCAACATCACGCTTTGAAAATCCAGCGATAGGAATTGCCTGTAACCTTGTTGTTTTAGTACCACGCTTCGTTGCCAATCGGGCGTTACGTTTTCTTCAAGGTGTCATGCGTAGGCGATTTCAGTTGACGGAAGTTTCGCGCTCCGTAAGTCTTAACCGGCTTGCGGAGCGTTTTCTATTTTATGTCCCTAAAAATCAACAAGTATATCGGTCACAGCGCCGATGAGTTAAACGAGATAGTTGACGATGACTTGCAACGTGAAGCCGGTCAGAGAATCAAGCATAAGGTCCGTAAGCTGTACGACCGGCGCGAGGTCAAACCAATGGCGAACAGACCTCACAGTGCCAGACCGAACGTGAAGGTAAACAAACCATGAAACAAGATGACAATATGGTAGCGCAGGAGTTTACGGCACGAGTCGTTGATTCTGACAGAACACGCGCTCAACTACTTAAACAGGTCAGGGCGAATCAACCGGCTCTTGCCGATGTGCCAGACGAGGACATATTCACGTTCACGGCTGAGATATCAAATAGCCAACTCGATTCGTACTTTACGAAAATGGCGGCGTCCTCGCTCAAGAATTATGCGGCTGATGCTAATGCCGGTATCGCCTTTTTGAATAGTCATCGACACGGCGAACTGCCAATCGGCTACTCGATAAATGCGACATACGAGGAAGGCGCAAGTGATGACGAGAATTTTCCTCGTGTCATGGCTGACTTTTACACGGTCCGCAATCTCAACATTACAGGTTTAGATACAAATCAGTTCATCAACTCGGTACAGTACGGCATCGTGCGTGACGTTTCGATCGGATTCTCACGAGGCGAATACGTCTGCTCAGTATGCGGTTGCGATATGTGGGATTGGGATTGTCCGCACATACCGGGAGTGATGTACGAAGTGATTGATAATCCCGAGGCTGACCCAGACGAGCAAACCACACGCGAGATTTTGTGTTTCGCTTGGATTGAGGACGCCCGATTATCAGAAGTATCGGCGGTGTTTGACGGCGCAACACCGAACGCGATGATTACCAAGGCGCGCCGTGAATTAGAAGCTGGCCGACTTAAACCGGCCACTCAGCGTTTTCTAGAGACGCAGTATCGGGTTAAGTTCAAAGAGCCAGCGATCCTGTCTGGCGATAGACAAACAAAGGAGAATGAAATGGGAGAAAAAGACGAGACGAAAGACAAGACTTTGTCTGGCGCGCCAGACAATTCCGAGATTTACGCCGAGATGCGTAGCTTTGCTCGCGACTTCGGCTTAAAGACGGTGCGTGTCGGTACGCAAAACGATGTCATGGAATTGCTGTCAGAGGCAAGGACTGAAATCACTCGTTTGCGTGGTCTTGAGAAAGACGCGGCAGACGGTGTCAAACTGCGCAAGGCGTTGGTTGACGATGCGGTGAAAGAAGGTGTCAGGGCGAACGGGGATGATTTTGACGAGGTCGCGCAAAGAGCAATGCTTGAGGCGATGCCGGTCGAATCAGTTCAATCGCTTCGGGCGTCTTGGAAAGGCATCGGTGACAAAACCTTTGCGGGTAAAGGTCGCACGTCACTCGATGAGGTAGAGAGTGATGACGATCCAGACGAAACCGAAGGCGAGGAAATCACCGAAGGTTTCGAGGCGGTAGAAGCTGGCGCGGGCGTGTAATCTCAACAGCGCGATTGCCAATTGAATTGAGGCTTTAGGACTTCACAGGAGTAAAAGTTATGGCATCACCAGAATATTACGAGGTACATGCTAGATACACGACCTTTCTCATTGACGGCACGTCAATTACTTACTTGGCTACGGCGCAGTTTGGCTCTAACCAAGTCGGCAAGGCGGTCGAGTTAGTGGCGGCAGGTACTGTCGGGTTATGTGCGACAGGTCACGAGGTTTTCGGCAAGCTGATTAAGGTCGAAGCCGATAACGTGGCGACTGTTCAAGACCGTGGTTATTGTGACCTCCCGTATGACGGTTCACCGACATACACGGCGGTTAACAATGCAATTGTAGGCGGCGCGGCGGCTGGCAATGTGACAGTAGCGGCGGCGGTGGCGGCAACGGCGGCTGTAAGACGTGCTCGGGCTATTAAAGCCGATAGCGTCGCTAACAGGCTTATCGCTGACTTAGGCTAAGCCGGTCGTTGATCTTCGGATTAAGGCAAATCAATTTGTTCACTTAAGGAGTTGAATATGGAATTAAAAGTAATTCGTAAGAAAAAGCCGTCACAGCGAGCAATGGCTATCGCGAAAGACTTGGTAAAGGTCATTCGCGGCGGCTTGACCAAAGAAGCTTACGATAACGGCATGAACGTATCCCGTTATCTGGAAGCGGCTGACCCAACGTCACAGCATCCAGTGGGTACGCGCTCAGACGCGTTCAACCGAGTGTTGGCGGCGTGTGGCATTCGTACATCGTCAAACCCAGAACTCGGCATCAGTGCATCGACGCTTGAGGACGTTGTCAATCATCCTGTTGCTAGACATCTGGCAATCGAGATTTTTAGTCGCGCCTATCGTCGCTCGATACACGGCGGTTCTCGTGTGACGGTAGCGTCTGGCGAAGGCGTACCCGGGACGATGATAAATCAATGGCAGTATCCCGGTACTCCTCGAGGCGTTCCACTACAGCCAGCAATCCCGTTGGCAGAACTCATCGGTCAAACAACCGGCATTAACAGCAATTACTACAAGCCGTTCTACATACAGGACGTGCAGAAGGCGACTGCTCGCGTGTCTGAGGCCGCAGAGATTCCAGCGGTTCGTATATCGACCACGGAACACAGCATCACGCTGACTAAATTCGGTCGCCGTCTTGACGTGACGTATGAGGCGTTGCGCCGTATCCCGATTGACCTGATGTCAATCTATGTACAGCGTATTGCTATCAAGGTCGAAACTGACAAGGTCGATACGGTCATGGGCATTATCGTCAACGGCGATGGTAACTCTGGCACATCGGCTACGTCTTACAACTTGACTGCGCTCGATCCCGCGACAACGGCAAACAACTTGACCGTTGCGGCATGGCTCGCGTTTAAGATGAAATTCTTAAATCCGTTCCAGATGACACACGTACTCGGTCAGTCGACATCGGTCCTCAAGCTTCTAATGCTTAATACCGGCTCGACAAACATTCCGCTCGTAATGATGGGCGGTATCCCGGGCAGTCAAATTATGTCGATGACTCCGATTAACCAAACGTTGGCAGGTGGCGAGCGGTACGGTTGGTTGGCGTCTGCGCCTGCGTCAAAACTCGTAGGCATCGACAGACGATTTGCGGTTGAGCGAGTGTTTGAAATCGGCGCCAACATTCAAGAGTCGGACCGTGATGTAAAACAGCAAATCAACTCGCTGATTCTGTCAGAGGTCGAAGGGTACGACATCATGGAAGGCGGTAACGCTAACCAGATTCTCAACCTCGCGGCTTAAGCTTAGACGGGTTTACATTATACGGGTATGTAAACCCATAGACTTGCGGTCGAAACGAGGTCAAACGGCCTCTAAACGTCAGCAATCGATACTACAAGGAGTAGGATATGGCAGATACAGTAGCAGTAAAAAGCAATCTGGGAAAAACCTCGGAAGGTGGTTACCCTGTCGCCTTACATGATAAGAGCGACGAGTACGTTGGCGAGGTCATTAAGACCGAGTCAGACGGGACAAAGGTCTTTGCCGATTCAGCGATTATGGACGGCGAAGTCTTTATCGCTGATGACAAGGTACACAACGTACCAAAGACCGGCGCGGTGATGAGAGCATTGGCAGACCAACGGCTTGTTGAAGCCGGTGCCGATGAGAAAGCAGGCGATACTTTCGAGCCGGGACTCGCTGACATTTCAAAACCGACTCTCAATCAAGGCGATACAGCGGCTGACATCGAGAAGCGTTATACTCGTGAACAGCTAAACGTACTGGCTGATGAGTACGGCATTGATGCGACTCAGCATCCGAATAAGACCGAACTTGCCGAAGCGATCTTTGAGGCAAGCACGGAGAAAAAATAAGCGAGGTAACAAATGGCGGCGTATACGTTTCCAGACGAAAAGTTTCCAGAGGTCCGAGCGGCTATCGGTACAGAAGTAGATGAGACTCTATTGCCTGACGAGGTCTTGGCAATGAACATCTACGAAGGCGAGGCTGAGCGTTGGATTATGAGTAATCTAACTGAGGAACAATGGACAGACCAAGCGTCATCAGCCGACTACGCCGCCACGCTTTACATTGCAGGTCTTGTCGCACCGACATTACGCCTGATATCAGAAGAAAAGTTACCAGCCGGTTTTCTTAAGTACGAGCCGCAAGACCTCGCGAAGCAATCGGCTCTGTTACTTCAAAATGCGAACGATGCAATCACAGCAATACAGGGCGATGATGCTACGACCGAGGATTTAGTCAATCCGAATTTCTTTGGTCTGGCTCATCGGCGTTGTCCGCCACGATGGTAATTGTCTGGCGCGCCAGACAAACAGTCACTAATGAACCTTTATGTCAGCAGGTCTTAAAAATAGTCAAATCGACAGATTTAGGAAACGCTTTCATCCTAATCAGCAAATCAAGTTGTACAAGCTTGCTGACGGCGGTCAAGGCCTTACACTTATCGCTCTTGTCGATTCACATTTTTACGTTGGGCGTAATACCGATACATCACAGGGAGCCGCCGAATGGCTACTGACCGTTGATGCTCAATATGCTCTTGATGTCAACACGAACGCGCCGCTCGATCCTACCGAGTTCGCCAAGGCTTGGGGATTCGATTTGCGTAGTCTGACAACGGGTAGCCGTCAACGTTACAAGCTATCGACCGAAGGCAATCCTATCGTTGACGAACAGCGATTCGTATTCGCTATACACGTGGCGTTTAATGATAAGAAACCGCAACTAGATTGATGATTGAGGTAGACGTTAAATTTCCAAAGATTGCAATCAACTATCCGCTCGTCAATACCGAAGCTGATAAGTTGGCGCTTAACATTCAAGAGGCGTTAGTCGGTTACACCAAAAATGCGTTAATGACGCTAGGTGCAATCGCCACTGGTCGGAACTACCGAGCAATTAGAGGCGAGTTCGTCACGTCACGCCGTCTCGCTTTGTTTGGTGTCGCGCAGACCGGCTTAGTGCAACGCCGTGTCGTTGGTGACGCCTCTTTGAAATTTATCATCTCGGGACGTAAAGCAGGTGCTAAGATGCCGGTCAGAATGGTCGGCACAGGACCACGAGGCGGTAAGATATTTGAGCCGTTGCCAGAGATGCTCAGATGGTTCACGTTTTTAGCAATACCGAAGTCGGCGTGGTTTCCGATCCTACGAGCAATCAAAGAGCGTGGCATTAAACCTCGTAACGTGCCAAAGCTTGCGCTCGGTATGGCTCAGCCGTCTATCAACCAGTTCACGCAACACGCGGCGGCTAACATCGCTCGCGGTATTGTCAAGGTGAGTTAATGCCACTATCGTTCATCGACATATCAGCCGATTCTCATTATTCGTTCGGTGACCTTTGTCAGACGCTTGCCGACTGTATCAAGTTCACGGTCGATAATGACGGCTCACGAGGCGTCCGCATTTTCCCATATTGGGTTTATGAGATTGACAGCTTAACGTTACTCGGCAGGCTGACCAATATCTTAAAGGTCGATAAGGTAGGCTCAGCCGAGAATAACCTCGTGCATTGCTGGACCATCGGGATAGCCGAAGCGCTCTTTATCAAAGGACCATCGGGCGTTCCTGATACCATCGGTAGCCGCAACGGGCAATGGTCTTGGCAGATTAAACTTGATGTCTGGGGATTCTTTGAAAATGATGGTAAGTCTGGAACTCAACGGGCGGCGTTAGACGAGGCTCGCTTAGTCTCAGCTTCCCTTTGGCGTAACGCTGATGTTATGGTAAGCAGTAATCAATACTTGCGTGAAATACGACCTTTAGAATTTAGCAATCTGTCACCTACTCCGTTTTCTGACGGGAGCAATGTAATCGTCGCATCGGGTTCGATGTTTGCGGTTATCTCAGAAGCACTTCAACACTAACAAAGGAGTTTAAGTTATGGCCGAATCTCTATTATCGCAAACAGTCATTGCCTATTCGACCGCACCAGAATCGACCTACGGTGTAAACCCTGTTACGGCGTCATTGTTTACGCCGATGGTTACGCGAGCCAGAGCATTTCCTGTACCGCAAACCGAGAAAACAGATGACCGTGGCGTTATCGGTCGAAAGACGGCGATGTATCCGACTTTTCAACGATCTGGTTTCGCTCAGCCTATCGGTTTCGAGTTTACCGATATGGCACAAGCGACAACGCTTGCACCGTTACTTCGCCGGTATATGGGCAAAGCCGGTACGACACCGACAACGGTCGAAGCCGCAATCGCGTTTAAGCACACGTTCAAAGAAGCCGATCCTGACGTTGACGGGTTACAGTTGCCGTCATCGTCTTGCGTTTACTCATTGAATGAGTACGACTATCTGTTAACGGGCGGTGTGGGTTCGACGTTACAGTTTACACAGCAGGGCGCGGCTGACCCGTCATACACAATGGCAATCGTCACGTCAGGCAATCGCAAGCGTATATCGGTCGATTATCCGTCATTTGGAGCAATGGCTCTACCGCCACAAGACGCTTATATGTACGGTCCGCAGTCTCAGATGACGTATACCGATGACCTCGCGGCAACTCAGAACTTGACTACACCGTCACACAAGCTTCGTAGCCAGACGTTCTCAGCGAACAACAATCTGAATACGGGCGATACACGAGCCGGTATGCCGCCAATCGATGCGACTACGCCGCAACGTGGTTGGTATCGTGACTTTTTGTACTTCGGTGACCGTGAGGTCAGCGCCGAGTGGACGATGGGCATGGACTCAACGTACAACATCAAAGACGCCGAAGAAAAGAACCTCGTGTATACCAACTGGAAGTGGACCATGCTCGGTGATTATGTCGGTGCGTCAGTCACGAACAAATACTCGGTCGCGGTCGTGATACCGAAGTTTAATTTGCGAACGCCGTCAGCCGGTGAATCGAACAACCTGTCAACGAAAACGTTTACGATATTCCCGTTAGTTCACGCCGCTTATTACGGTGTGTACAGCATCGAGGTCATCAACGGCGTCAGCATCGCTATCACTTAAGGGAGGATATAAAATCATGGCAGTAGAAAATGAATCAACGGGCGATTTCGAGCCGACAGCATCGCCAAGCAGTTCGTCAAGTTTGTCTGGCGCGCCAGACAAATCAATTACGCAGTCAACGCCGAGTCAACCAGCACCGAAAGAGTCTGAGGTTAAAGACACTGAGGCGGTAGGTGGAACGGCTGAGCCGCCACAATCGCCAACGCCGATTTGGGACGAGAACAACGTCCTTGTCGATGCTGAATTAGACGCCGCTTTTAAGGCTGAGTCTGAGGCGGTCTTAGGCGATCCCCCGACTCCCGAGCCGATTGACCTGAACGCGCCGTATGAGAATCAGCAGAAAGAAGGTCAGACGAAAGACCCGAACACATCGCCGCAACCAGAACACGGCTTACACACTATGCCGATACCTCCCGGCGATTACGGTACAGTTCCGCCAGATAGTAACACTGATGTTCCAGTCTAATTTCCGAGTCGCGGCCTGACGGATAAAAACAAGGCCGCTTTAACTATTTTAAGGAGTAACTTAAAACATGAACGCCGAAACTACTGACACACAAAACACTGACACACAAATTTCTCCCGCTACGTCAACGCCGTCTTGGGATTTAGACGGTGTTTCCTATCCCCTATTTCCGTTCGATGCACCTGTTACAGTGAGGTTGCCGAACGGTACAGTACACCGCTTTAAGATGTGGTCGCTCGCGGCTGAGAAGCGGAGAGAGGACTTGCTAAAGTCCATCGTGGTCACATCACCTGCCCAGATACACGGCGAGAATCCGCTAGATGTAAAGACCGATTTTACAAAGTCACTTCTCGCCTATTACGAGTTGATGATTGATGAATTTGGCGGCGTACAATTAGACGGCGTTGACCAGAACGGTACGTTCTTCAAAGCGCTCGATCTGGTTGACGGTAAGGTTAACCGCCAAGGTAAACCGGCTAGATATGTCGATATGCTTTCGCCTGCTATTCGTAAAGCGGCGGCGGCTCGTTTGTACTCGGGAAAAATCGAGGTCGAGAAACCAGAGGTTGAGGACGAAGGCGATGTGTCTGACCCGTTCGGCTCTGATGACGAGTTCGATATGCAGAAAGAGATTGCTAAGCAGGAACAGGCTCAGCAGGTCTATTCGCTGTCTCTTGAGCGAACGATTATCGTTCGTCAATCACTCGGCATTGAGCAGGTCGGCAACACTGGTCGCTTTACTGAGCCGACACACGTCATACGATACTTTGCGAACGATCCTGAGGCAGAGGACTTTTCACGTTGGGAGATGAAAGGTCAAAAGGGTTACGCGGTCGGTCTGAAAGGTGGCGGTCAACGTGCCGAAACGTATTACAACCTCGATACGGTCAGCAAGCTTTTTGACAAGCTGATTACCAAAATCGAAGGCGCATCGCTGTACGGTCAGGCTATCGATATACCGGCTATCAGTTCTGACCAGAGCGCCAACAAACAACGTGACGCCTTACTCGCTCTTGTACCGCTACAAATCAAAAAGAATGTGGTCGTACAAATCTTCCGTGAAGCGAACTCAATGGGAAACGTTTAGAGGCGTTTGAGGAATACCTACTCAAACGCACACGAGCGATCTACGAATTAAAGACGAGTGAGCGATGTCCCGGCGAGGACTTTTGTACATCAGATAAAATACAGGGCGAGTGTGCGAGGCGAGGCGTTACGTTAGAACAGCATTGTCACGGCGAAGCGAATGGTTGCAAGCTGTACTTTACTAAGAAAAATGTAACGCCTTTAGAGTTTCGAGGTTTCATTCAAGCTGTATCAATCTTGAGGATGCGTCGAGAAGGCAAACTCAATCTTTACGAATCACTGTATCCGCATTGGGCAATCATGGCTTATATGGTCGCCAACTCAGTCATGCAACAAGTTGAGCAAGAGCATCATGAAAATCAAGGCGAAGATAAAGAGAACAATCTAGCCTTAAAAGGTAAGGGCGACTCGGGAGCCTTTAGTGCGATTTTCGATTATATGCAGGAAAACAACTTGAAGCGTAAGTAAGAGCATTGTCTGGCGCGCCAGACAAAAAACAAAACACTATGGATGCCAATACCACAGCCGCGGTCGATATCTTAATTCGCACGTCAGCCGGAAATGTGTCTGCGGATTTCAATCGGGCGTTAGACCGAATGAAGTCAGACGCTACGAAGTGGGCGCGTGAGATGAAAGGTATCTTCGCGACTGTCGGTGGCGGTATGTTTGGCGGTGGCGGTACTGGTAAAAATGATCCTGCGATGCAAAAGGCGATGCAGGATATACAGCAGATGCAACGTCAGAGGTTTAAGATGGAAGCTGACCTATCTAAACAACTGGCGAAAGAGTCTGAGGTACAACGGGACAATCGAGTCTCGGCGTTTAAGGCGTCGATGAATCAGATTGAAAAGGAGTACGTGTCAGCCGGTCAGAAAGCGGCTGAGAAAGCAAAGTCTAGCAACGGTATATTCTCGGCTACGTTTTGGGGAACGCTCGCGGGTAACATCGCCGCTAACTTCATGGCGAAGCTTGCCCAGATACCGAGCATGATTGTTGACTTTGTTAAAGACTCATTCGACAAGGCGCTCAACCTCGATAGTCAAATCAAAGCGCTCGCTCAATTTGAAGGGAGTGTCGAGAAAGCTAACGACCGTGTTGCTAAGTTGATTGACGTTGCTAACAAGACGCCGGGACTCCGATTCGACTCGGCGGTACAAGGTCAACTTAGACTTGAGGCTGTCGGCTTCCAAGCCGATAAGGCAACATCATTACTTGAAGGACTCGCCAAGGTCCGAGTCTTGTCGAACACATCACAGCAAGACTTCGACATAATGATTACCGAACTCGCCAAGTTCTCGGCGGGCGGTGAAAAGGTCGGCATCATCTTTAGGGAACTGGCTAACCATATGCCAGCTTTGATCCAGTTGATGACGAAAGAGTTTGGTCATCTCAACGAGGAAACAGTTAAGAAAGCAGGCGGTCCTCAGCAGTTCTTAGAAAAGCTGATTGAGACAATGCAAAAAATCAATCCGCAATTTAACAGCGCAGGTCTGGCGGTTGAGAATGTGAGCGATGCTTGGGACCGGCTCAAGATTTCCGTTGGTCGTATCCTTGAGCAGAATCCCGATGTCATTGCGGCTATCGAGTCGGTCACTAACCTGCTTAATAAAAATACGACCGCGTTATCTAAGAACGAAAATCAGGCACACAAGACCGCCGATTCGTGGGTATCGTCTTTCGCCAAGATGACGGTGTCAACCGTCAACTTTATAGACATCGTTTCTCAGGAGTACACCAACTTCTCAGAGATGATTGGCAAGATGATGAACACTATTGTTCAGGGCGTTAACTTTGATGTCTTGGCAGTAATGAACGGTATCAATAAAATCGTTGACGGCGCTAATCTGGTGTTGACAGTAGCGGCACAAATACCGGGATCGCCAACGTTCGGTTCACAGTATCAGTTTCCGACTTTCAAAGGTGCGTCTGATACCGATGTGCAAGGTGCGTTGACCGGCGCGATGGACGCTCGTAGTCAGTGGTGGAAGTCGGTCTTTAAGCATAACGAAGGTTACGATAGGGCTAATCAGCGGTGGCAAGACTTTGCTACTAACCGTGCCGCTGTTACCAATCAGCCGCAAGGTGACAATCCGTTTCTAGGTCTAAAAAATCCGGGTAACACTGAGGACTTGGAAGGCGATGCGGCGAAGAAAGCTAAAAAGATTTTCGAGCCGAGTGGTGATGCTAAAACACTCATCGAAGCGGCGGCTCGTCTGGGAATCAAACCGCTTGACCTCGCAACAATCATCGCTTACGAAACTAAGGGTACTTTCTCGCCAACCATTAAAGGCGGTGCAGGCGATGCGTATACCGGCTTAGTGCAGTTCGGTCCTGAGGAGTACAGCAAGTATCACGTTGGTCAGAATCTCACGTTCTCAAGTCAGTTGATGAACTCGGTCGTGCCGTTTCTACAAGACCGATTCGGTCAGGTTGGCAAGCAGACAGCCGGTGCATCATTAGCAGACCTGTATCGCACGGTCTTAGGCGGTAACCCGAACGTACCCTTAACGGCTAAAGACCAGCACGGCACGATTGCTCAACACTTGTTGCGGATGACGGGTAATGCTCGTACTCAAGCGTTGACCAAGTTTTTCGGCGGTGCAGAGTCGAATATTAAAACGTCAATTGGCGGTATCGATATCAACGACTTCGCAGAGGAAGAACGTAAGCTTCGGGCTACGGCTCTCGTCAAGCGTATCGGTGATACCTATCGCTCAGACCTCACGGCTCAGCCTGCACAGCTTGGCACGAGCGTAGGTCTACGTCCTAACCTTGACCAGCAATACATCGCCCGTCTGAAAGACTCGCTCAATACTGAGGAGTTGATAACCGACACGATCCTGCAACAACGAAATGCCGATGAGGAAATCAGTACAATCGTTCAACACCAAATCGCCTTGCTAACTAAGGCTCAGACACAGAACGCGATTGACTTGGAAGTTGCCCGTAAGCGTAACACCGAGCAAGAGGCATACGTAAAACTGCAACAATCGTACACCGAGCAGGTCAACGAGCGTAAAGATATCGAGCGTGACCTGTCTGTCTTGGAACAGCAGAACTCCGATGCCGGTTTTGTGACCGAGCGTAGACGTAACGAGGCGGTCAGTGAGCGGTTCAATCTTGAGAAGCAAATCACGGCGTTACAAGACGAGTATTCGACCGTTGACGTTAATCAAGAGTTACGTATACAGGCCGCATTACTGAAAGATATCGTTGACCTCCGATACAAAGAGAGTGACGCAATCATTGCCCGAAACAAGGCGATACTAGACATACAAGAGCAAACTAAATATTCGGCGTCTCAAGCCGATACAAAGGTGCTTGAGTTCATGGCGTCACAAAAAGGTGTGACTGAGGCGATGGGCGATTTCAAGGTAGGATTGATCCAGTCGGGCTACGATGTCATTGACAAAGGTCTTGATAAGATTTTGCCGAAGATGGGACTGCTCACTAATGCCGTTCACGATTTACTGTCCTCGTTCATTAAGCTAATCGTCAACAAAGGCTTTCGAGCGTTATTCGGCTTAGACACGCCTGCCTTATCGTCTGGCGGTGCGAGGTCAGGTGGCGGCGGTGGCATCGGTAATATGTTCACCAACTTTCTATTCGGCGGTATGAACGGCTCTAACCTCGCGGGTTCGTCTGTATCGTCTGGCGGCGGTTCTCTCTTGTCATCAGCCGGTGCGGTCGTACCGTCATTGTCAGGCTTTGGCGGTGTCGGTATCGGCGGCGGCAATATCTTTGGCGGTCCGTCAACATCAGGTTACGGTGGCGGTGGCGGTCTTGGCGGTTTACTTGGTCTTGGCGGTGGTCTGAGCGGTATCGGCTCTAGTGATATCTCGCTAGGCGGTGCTCCGACATCAATCGGCGCAGGTCCGTTCAGTATCGGTATGGGCGGTATGCAGACGCTTGGCGGTGGCGCGCGTCAGTTGACCGGCATACGAGGTCTGTTATCGAGCAAAGCTTTTCAGACTCAGCTTGCCGGTGCGATGGTTGGCGGCTCGCTTGGTGTCGGTCTTGGCGGTCAGTCGATAGGCGGTCAGGTGCTTGGCGGTGTTGGCGGTGCGATAGGTGGAACGTTGTTGACCGGCTTGATTACATCAGGCTCGGTATCAGGTGCGACAACGGGCGGTATCTTTGGTTCGACAGCCGGTCTATTCGGTTTGTCAGGTGCGGCAACGTTTGGTATCGGTCTTGCGATTGCTGGCGGTCTGATGCTCGCGTCTTATCTGTTCGGTCGGTCTAAACGCCGAGCGCAGGAAAAGAAGCAGGTCAACCAATTGTCAGGCGATGCGATGACGCAGATACAGCAACTCATCGACCAAGTCAAGACGTACAAGATAGACGGTGCATCGGCGTTGCAACAAGGTACGGCAATCAGGGATCAATATTCGCAACAAGTCGCGGCGCTGAAAACAGGTCCGGGTAAACGTCTTGCTCAAGAGAAACTCGGTCAGATAAACGCATTGCTCGATACGTTGAAGCAAGAAGGTCAAAAGGCTGATATGGCTCAAGCGGCGGCTACGGCTCTTGACGAGAAAGTCGTGCCGACATTTGCGACAGGTGGCGTATCGATGTTTACGGGTATGACCTCGGGAGCGATGCCAATAGTTGTACATGGTAACGAGGCGGTCATTAATCAATCGCAGATAATGGCGCTTGGCGGCTACAGGCGATTGCGTGATGTCGGAGTCCCGGGCATCAATTTGTCTGGCGCGCCAGACAATTACAATTCAACCGTGCGTAGACCTACGGTGAACGGTGTGCCGACAGGTGGCGGTAACACGCCTAATATCACAGTCGTTGCGGTCTATGACGAGAACGCGGCTGATGACTTGATAGCAAAGGCATCGCCTCACGGTGTAGCAATGAAAGTACGTATGGGCGTACACAACGGCAACGATTCTGGTCTGATGGATACTATTACTCAGAAATTAGTGGACGGTTAATTATGTCAGTTCCTTTCTCTCGCCCAATGTCGGCGTACATCACGAATTACTTTGCGACGAAAGCGACGCTCAATAGCCGTGCGTACAACACCGAAATAGCGATGGTCGTGACGCTCAATAACGGAACGAAGCTGTATTGGGCAACTGACGCTATTACGGTCGATACGTTATCAGTGGGTACGTCCTCGGTCGCGATAACTCCGCTCGTCTTTACATCACGGATATCTGGTGCGCCTGAGATTCGGCACAGTCAAGGTAAGGTTATGGACGCCTCAGAAATTCGTGTCATCAATCTTGACTACATCGTCACTCAAGCGATACCCGATCCTGCGAGGCTATACGACAACGCCGACATCACGATTTATCTATGCTTCCCTAAACCGTCTGGCACATACGAAGGGATGACGTACTTTATCGGCAAGCTGTCTGACTTGTCAGGTGATGACTTAGAGGCAACCTTTGCCAATCAATCTGACATCGCTATCAAGACGGGTATGCTCGGCAAAGAAGTAACGCAACGGTGCGTTAACGATCTGGGCGATGCTTGGTGCAGTGTTAACAACCTTCCGATTAATGCGGTCTGTTCAAAGTTGCAAGATGACGCCGATGCCGGTTGTATTTTTTGGGGAGGCGTGTTCAACGGTGTCGGCTACATCAATCCGACTGGTTTGATTACTGGTTACTCGGGACCATTACCGCCAGACGGCGGTGGCGGTCCTTGGGATACGGGTACAGGTCGCGATTGCCCAGACTATGAAACGACTTGGTTCAGGTCTGATGACGGCGACATACACGCCAAGCAACTCAAGCGAGGCGATATCTTAATGAACCGAGAAACGCCGGTCATAGTTGAGGAAGTGTTAAAGGTCTGGGCAGAGTATCGGTATGAGGTACAGACCGGCATCGGCGTAGGTCTACGCAACTCGGCATCACATCATTTTCTGACCGGCTTAGACGATGAGAAAGGACGTGCGGCAAGTGAGATTAACTTTGCCAAGCATGACCTTGTCGCTCGGGTTCGCAATATCAGGCAACTTGTGAAAAGATATGACGAGGATGAGCATAAGAATTATCTATTCACGCCTATACGAGCCGGTTGGGTTTTACGGATACATACCACGTTTCCAAATATGTATGACTGCGGTATGGAAAAGGGTAAGTATCTTGAGAACCACAATACAAAAGCAATCGCTCAACAGGTCACGCAATATTAGTCCGTAGACGGCTCGATATAGACAAGCCTTGTCATAGGTCGAAAACCCGTCAAAAGACGGTCAGATGACCTCTAAACGCGAGCAATCGACACGTCAGACGGTTGGCAATCAGGCTCTTTTCACCTTAAAGCTTTGATATGTCTGGCGCGCCAGACAAAAAACCAGTATGCCGAGTAAATTTGTACTTCGTGACGAGAACACCGTTGATAATCCGTACATGGCGCGTCTGTACGGTAAAGGCATTACGCAAGGTCGAACTGTCGTTTACAACACTGGCGACAACGGCGGTCGAACCTCGATGCTCGTATTGCTCGCTCAGGGAGCGCGTGAACGAAGCGATCCTCTAGGTTGCTCAAAGATAATCAAAGTCCTGTACGCCGGTTTTGAGATACCCGAATTTCAAGACGGCGCTCGTAACTGGCAATTTCATCCCGGTACGATAACTAACCCGCCGGTCTATCAGGCGATACCGTCTGTCAATACATCGACTAATGACTGGAACATACCGGCTCATGGTATGGTCACTGGCGACTTCGTTGCGTTACATCAGCGAGGTACAGATGTCGTTATCCCTGCCTCCGTACCGGCGATTAAAACACACACGCAATACTTGGTTTGGAAAGTCGATAACGACCACATCAAAATCCTTAACCAAGTAACAGGCACACCGTTAATCACGAACGCCTTTGACATCACGACATCGGGAACTCATCTTGACCGGCTGTTCGTGTACAAAGCTAACAACGCTTATTATTTTGATCCCGTACAAGGCAGACCAACTTTCTTCGGCGGTGTGACCATCACCTTCTCAGGTATCGCGTATCTTGAGATTCTCTTGCCTGCCAACTTGTCGAACGGTACTGATGAGCCGACAAATCTGAAAGTCATCATGCAGGGCAAGAAGGTCTATGACATTCAGGTATCGGGCGAGACTATTGCTTTCAATACTGCCGTCATTCGTGACGATCCTAACAACTCCTTAGTGTCGGTTGACGGTTTAGTTAACGACCAAAAGACGCCGATAACTCGCTATCATAAATCGTTCGTTGACTGGCGCGACAGGTGTGACAGCTTCATCGACTGGCAGACCGACTTTCAACCAGTTGCGCCGATATCGTTTCCAACGGTCACTAACGCGACATACAATTCAGGTACAAACCGTATCACTAAGACCACGGCAACAAATGCTTGGGATGCGTGGGCGGTATCGTCGCAGTTCGTCGGTGTGAGCCGTGCGGCGTGTGAGTTGGTCTGGAACGGTACGACTTGTGCGATGCACTTTAACACGGCGAACGGTGGCGAGAGTACACCGACTAACCGTCAGGGCGTTAAGTTTGAAGCGAATCAACTTTGGTACACTGACGGCAATACACATACCGTCATCGCTCCTGTTGCTGTCGGTGACCGTGTCCGTATGGTCTATGAGGCCGGTCTATTCGTCGTGTATAAAAACGGCGTTGCCTTACCATCAGTCAGCATTAACCAGACTCAGAAATTTGCATCGTTCTACGTTGACTTTGTCATCTTTACCGCCTCAGCTTTCATTGACCAGATAGGCGTAGCCGCATCGGTCTTGCCGATATCGTGGGCGTGTCAGTTTTTCAGCGATGTCAACTGGACAACCGGCTCGGTCGCAACCACGTTCCCAAACATCAATTTATCAGGTAACGGCACGGCTCCCTTTGCCGGTGTTTCACCGTGGGGATGGTCTGCAATATTTACGGCGACAATCGTACCGTCATTCTCTGAGTTATACACGTTCAGTGCGCCTAACATCGATGACACGATAGAGGTCCGTATTAACGGCTCACTCATCTTGTCTGGCGCATATCCTGCGAGTCCGACAGGTACGATGAATCTGGTAGCCGGTACGTCATACGACATCGAGGTTAAGGTTCAACAATCGACATCGACAATTTCTAACCCGTACTTCATGCAACTCAAGTGGTCCTCGCCGTCACAAGGGTTACAGCTTGTACCTGCGGCGTCTGTACCGCCACGACCAGTCAAACGTTTTCAGGGCGGCTTTGTTGCTACTCAGCCAACACCTGCGGCTGATTTGTTTGAACTGGAACTCGGTATGAGTCCCGGTGTTGCGTATGCCGATGTTGACGGTCAGATACGTATCGTGACCTCGCCAGATAGGACGCCTTGCTTTACCTTTAACAACGATCCTACAGCCGGTCCCGTCAATGTCGCCAAGATGACGGTGAAGCGTCAGAACGCCCGATTGACCACGAACTTTTGGCGGTACGTCTACCGTGATGACGATGACGAGAACTTACAAAAGAAGTATGTGTTCATCGACCGTAAAGCGAGGCGCGCAGCGAACGGCGGTAAGCTGATTGACTTCGGTCAGATAATCCAATACGGCGTTATGCAACAAACGCAAATGGAACGTATTGGCGAAACGTTCGCCACTCTATCGGCTGACCTCGATATTGGGTGGACGGTGGAAGGGTTTCTTGACTCGCTTGCCGTATGTAAAGGTGCGTTTGTTAACGTCATCGATCCCGAGTCAGGGTATACAGCTTTAGCGCCTGCTTTGGCTCAAGTCACTGACGAGAAACTAAACGTTGGTGATGTCGAAACGAGGTCTTACGAATTAAGAATCGTCACGCCAGACTTCTACTCCGACACGGCTCACGGTGGCGTCATGCCTCCTAGTAACTCGGTCGCGGTGAATCAATATATGCCTCCCGGTGCGGCGCAGTCGATGACGCTTGTAGAAACGACTGAGCCGTTGCCTGATAACCGCTATGTGTCATCGATATCGGGCGATATCAATTTCATCTCAACGTTGCCTCAGTTTGTGCAACCGTGGCGAGGTCGCGTCTTTAGAAAGTTCCTGACAACGAAGCTGACTGACGTTATCAGTTACACGTTCTCAACGAATCTCTTTACGGTCGCCTCGCCGTCTTTGATCCCGTCAGGCTCAACGCCTTTATTGGTCGTTGCGGCACTCGATGGGAATGACGTACCGGGAGCAAGCTTTGAAACTCCGTATTACGTGGTCAACGTGTCAGGCTCAACGTTCAAGCTGTCAAAGACGATTGGCGGTGTGGCGACTACTGAGTTCACGGCGAACGCATCGACCGGCTTAGCCTTGTACGCATTTGCCGATTGGGTTGACACGCTGATTGATGTCTTTCCCGATGACAACGGTCATGGCACGTTTGAACTGATACCGGCTAACAAGTCGCTCGCTCTGATTAGAGTACAGACCTTCTCACAAGCCGGTTCAACAATCGCCTTTACTGCTCAACTGACTCGGCGGCTCAATGTGAGCGGTGTTGTGACGATACCGGCGCCTCCGACTGGTTTAGCTTACGTCTTTGACGGCGTTTCGATCCGTTGGGCATGGACACCTTCGACAACCTTTGGCATCAATCGATATCGCATTACTGACGGCGCAGGTAATTTTGTTAGTGACGTTCTTTCAAGTTCGCTTTGGACGGAAACCGCCCGAGGCGATACCGTGACTCGGCGTGTGTACGCAGTTAGTGACAATGGCGTTCTGTCTGCCACATACGCCGAGGCCACGTTCGTAAAACCCTTAAGCCTGAAATGGTCTGACCCGACGAACTGTCAAATCAATCTTGACAATTCGATTACGAAAACCGGCACGTCTGGTTTGAACTCTGCGGTCTGGCTATCACAGGCAATGTTGACTGACCTTAGTTCAATCAACTTTAGCGATTTGTCTGGCGCGCCAGACAAAATCATTGACCAGTATTTCGGCGTTGCTGAGAGTCAGACTTTAAGCGGCGGTGCTCCTCAGTTTGTTTTTGCCTTTCACCTTAAAGCTGACGGCACGGTTGATGTTATCAACAACCTGTCGGTTACAACTACGTCAGTCGGGACATACGTTGTCGGTGATACGTTCATCTTTAGGAACGCTCTGCTCGGAACGCCGTCTTGGGTATTCGCTTATAAGCGAGACATCAACGGAGTCGAAACACTTCTCGCTCTGGTTGATACGACTGGTACTGGCGGTAATAGACCGATGCCGTGGTATGCGGCTCTGGTCGTTACGACTCAAGGCGTCATCTCTAAAATTGATCTGCGTTGGTCAACCGAGACTATCCCAATCAAAGGGTTAGTGATGGACAGGGCGCAGAATCTTGTCAACGCAAGCTATAACAACGTAACGGGCATTGCCACGTCAACGGGCGGTAGCGGTGACGGCTCTAGCGGTCTATCGTTCCCTGATGCTTTACCGCCTCATACTGACGGCGGTTGGATATTTAACGCGACTGGCGAACTGGCTATCGGTCTAAACATTATCGACAGCAACCAGACGGCGGCTGATATCGATTACTCGTTAAAGATTCACTCGGCTAGTAACGCCCAAATCTTACATGGCACGACTGTAGTCTTTACGTTCTTTGCTACGTTACAGAATGCCAAGGTTTTCATCGGTCGTGAAGCTGGCAATGTTGTCGTTCGATTGACTGGTAGCAACGGTGTGGCTGACAGTTGGTCAGACGCGACACTTGCGGCGGCGTCACTGATTATCGATGCGTCATTTAGGCATGACATCGCGCCGGTCACGCTCAATATCCGTAGACACTTTCTCGCTAACGCCGCTATCGCTCCGTCATCGAGCATCGCGTTTACTGAGGTTGGCACGAAACAGGTTGCGACAATCGGCGGCTTTAACGATGCCTCAAACTTTCCAGCTTTCCTCGTTGTTAATCCTGTACTCGGTCAGACGTTAGCGACAGACCAGAACGGCGTATTCATCAACAAAAACATCGTACCGATTACCGCCGATCCTGTCTGGCTCGCTAAAGGTGATTTGCTCGTTGGGACGGGACCATCAGCGGCGGCTATTCAGTCGGTAGGTGCGAACGGCAGATTTATTGTTGCCGATAGTGCTCAGACTAAAGGTTTGAAGTGGACCGGCTCGGACTTTAATTATGACGGTACATCGTTGACGGCAGGTCTGGCTAAGACAGGCGACTTCGGTTCTGGTTTCGCTTACTGGCAACATACATCGGCGACTCAGTATGCGATTCTTTCAAACACTATCGGGACATATGTAAATGGCGTTAGCTCTGTTAATATCCGAGCGAACAATCTCGATATAATTCAGGTCGGCGCAGGCGGTTTCGTTGGTATCAATATTGCATCGAATCCTGCGGTTGCTTTATACCTTACGCCTCCGTCTGCCGGTATATACGGATTACTAATATCAGGACTGGCCTCACAGTCTGCGCCAATCATCGAGACGCGAGACAGTACAACCTTGACTCGCTTTCAAATTTTAGATAGTGGCTTGATGACGGTACGTGTTGGTGACGGTGCGGCAACCTCGCGAACATCGATAGCTATTCATAAACGAAATAGTTCTCAGCCTGAAAATTACATTGATTTCATTGAGGACAGTTTCGGTACTAACGTTGCTTCGATCGCCTCATACTATGAGCCGGTTGGCGCAGGTGACTTCGGTCTAAGGTTTTACACTACAGGAACGGTTGGCGGTGCCGGTCGTGGCGGTTTGAGTACAACACCAGCGCTCGCTCTATCGTCTGGCAACGGGGTAACGTTCGGCGGTCCTGTGGTTTCGTCGTTCGGTTTTCGTGTAGAGAATACGACCGCACCCGTCCTCGATGTTTTATGGAAGGGCGCATCTGGTAGTCAGGTTCTGCAAAAATATCGATGGGGAGTGTTCCCTATCGGCGGACCTGCGGCAAGCGGTGATGAGGAGCGAGTTGATTTTGAGGACGCGTTCGGTAATATCGGCGCTCGTCTTGCGATGTACTATGCCGTACCGGGACTTGGTTTTAAGATTTACACTTTTGCTAATACCGGCGGTCCTATACCTAATGCAACGCCAACCGCCGACTTTCAGCAAAACGGCAATGTGCTATTTCCTAAAATTGCACAGGTCGGCTCGGGCGGCATCTTAGATTCTCCGAATGCAAGTTCTGTGTTTTACGGTCAGGCGAGCGGCGGTAGCTATTCTGGGACTGCCAATGTTTCGATAGGTGTAGGTGCGGGAGCGGCTCTTACGTCAGGCGGTTCAAACACGCTCATAGGATACCAAGCCGGAAGTGCGATTACGACAGGAATTGTCAACGTGTGCATCGGTATTCAAGCAGGTTCCGCGATTACGACAGGACAGCAAAACGTTCTCATCGGGTATTTGTCAGGTGCGGCAATTACGGCCGGTAGCGGAGCCGTAGCAATCGGCATCGGAGCATTGCAAGCCCTAACAACCGGCTCGGGCAACGTGGCTATAGGCAACGCCGCTGGTGCTGTAAATTCGACTGGCGATTTCTGTGTGTACATAGGATACGTAGCCGGTCAATATGCACTTGGAACGGGCAACGTGGCTATCGGTTCACAGGCTTTATTCGGCGGTGTCGGAGGATGCACCGGCGTCAATAATACTGCGATAGGTCGAACGTCTTTATTAAGTAACACGACAGGGCAATATAATGTTGGTATTGGCCTTCAATCAGGTTATAGTTGTACGACTGGTCAACAGAACACGAACATAGGAACTTTTGCAGGACTGAGTAACGTTACTGGCGACTTAAACGTATTTATCGGTTACTCAGCCGGTTTCAATGAGACGGGTTCTAATAAGCTGTACATCTCTAACTCGTCAACCTCGACGCCGTTGATCCTTGGGGATTTTTCTGCTCTGACTTTATTCTTTACAGCGACAGATGTGCGACAGCGGTATGATGCGTCAAACTATGCCAAGGCTACGATTGACGCTAACGCCAATGTGACGTTCGATCTGGTCGCGGCATCTGGTACGCCGAAGTACACGTTTAGCAAATCGGTCATAGCGAGGATTGAGCCTCGTTGTCAGGTCGCGGCCTCATCTGCGACACCGACTGCAAATGCCGATACCGATGACGCTGTTATATTGACTGGAATGACGGCTGGTGCGACAATAGGAGCGCCTACGGGAACACCGACACAAGGGCAACAAATCTGGTACAGATTCAAAGATAACGGTACATCAAGGAGTATTGCGTACAATGCTATATTCAGGGCTATCGGCGTCACTCTCCCGACTGCTACAGTGGTTAGTAAAACCCTTTACATTCTTACTAAGTATAATTCGACGGATACTAAGTGGGACGTTATCGCCGTTGCGCAAGAGTAATATGTCGAACGTTGATAAGTTTCTAGTCACGAGTACGTGGACCTGTCCTGTCGGAGTCTCTCACGTCTTTGCCGAGTGTTACGGCGGTGGCGGTGCAGGTGGCGCAGGTAATGCCGGTGTAGAAGGCGGCGGTGGCGGTGCAGGCGGTTATGCGAAAAAGAATGTCGCGGTCACTCCCGGTACAACGTACACGGTCACTGTCGGTGCGGCAGGTGTCGGCGGTGCGACTGACGGCGGTAACGGTGGCGACTCGTGGTTCAGTACATCGGGTACGGTCAAAGGTGTTGGCGGTCATGGCGGTCAATGGCAAGTGACAGGTGCGGCAGGCGGTACAGGTGGAACGGGTAACATTGGCGACACGACCACGAACGGTGCAAACGGTACGAACGGCTCTGGCTCGGGCGGTGCAGGTGGCGTCGGTACGAACGGTATCGGTTCTGGCGGTAACGGCGCGGCTGGCTCAACGGGTAATAATGGTTCAGTCGGTCAGGTTGTTTTGACTTACGGCGAAGGCAAAATGTTTTTCTAATCTGTCTGGCGCGCCAGACAAAAATCAACGGAGGCTTATGGCACAATTCACTATCGCTCCTTACACGTTGCCGGGTTCGGTGACACCTGCGCAGATGCTTGACGCTCTTTGTAAAGAGTGGGGATATCAGGCGCAGGTTCTCGATCCTCAGACGGCGCAGTTAATCCCAAACCCACAAACCAAAGTAGACTTTGCTCATGCTTATCTCGGTAAGCAGTTCAAGGCGATTTATCTCAAACAAGCACAGAACGCGGCGGCTCAAGCGGCGGTCGCAACTGTAGTCGATCCGGGAGACTTAACGTAACTATGATTAAAATCAAACTGGCACAACTCGTAAATGCAATGCAGTCGAAGGCGCTTGACCGGCTAATGGAAATGGCGATGCCGATTAAGACAACATTTCGACTGAGGCAAATCACTAAACAGGTCAACGAAAAGTTGGCTGACTATCACAAGCTGCGCGATGAACTTTTTACGAAATACGGCGCGGTGGCGAATCAGGAATCAGGCATTTGGGAATTTGATAAGGCTAACGTTCCCGTCATCAACGAGGAGCATACGTCCTTAACGTCAACCGATATTGAACTGACCGGCGAGCCATTTAAGATGAGAGACTTTTTATCATCGGCGGCAATCTCGGTCAATGACCTGGATCTTCTCGCTTGGTTGATAATCGATGAAACAGAACCGGCGGTCGCACCGATACCAGAGCAATTAGATTTACCACGCGAGCCGGTCGAGCAGACAACTAAGGCGAGTGCTTAAAAACTGTCTGGCGCGCCAGACAAAAACGGGGAGAATTTTATGGAACTGACATACGACATTTTCAAAAAGATTGCGCCGTCAATCAGTGAGCAATTACGGCGTGAGCATCTCAAGTGGCTTAACGTTTACTTCTGGCGGTACGAGATAAATACCGAGTTGCGTATTGCTTGTTGGTTCGGTCATGCAATGGTCGAATGTCAGCGGTTCACGTCTGCTCGGGAGAATCTTAATTACTCGGCATCAAGACTGCGCGCGGTCTGGCCGAAGCGGTTTCCGACACTCGCGATTGCTAACCAGTACGCACACAATCCGAAGGCGTTGGCGAACTATGTTTACGGTTCACGTCTGGGTAATCAAAAGGGTACGGATGACGGTTGGATATTTCGAGGCGGTGGCGACTTTCAAACGACAGGGCGAAGCAACTACAAAGAGGAAGGTGACCATATCGGCGTTGACCTCGAAACTCATCCCGAGTTAATCGAAGTCCCTAGGTTCGCCGCTTGGTCTGCTTGCTACGAGTTTAAGATGCGGAGTTGTAATCAGCTTGCCGATAAGCGTGATATGAAAACGTCATGCGAGAGGATTAACGGCGGTCACAACGGACTCGCTGACCGCATCGCGTATTTCGATCAGGTCATGGCGTGGTTACCTGACGGCTTTAAGCTGAGCGAGCCTCAAGACTTTGCGGCGCTCTATAACAGTCCTACATCTGGTAAGGTAGTTGCGGCTAAAGCCTCAGACCTACCGCCACAAGAGGTCATTGACCTCGGGACACCGTCTTGGCACGAGCCTGACGAGTCTGAACCATCAGACAGTCCTCAGACCGCGCCAAATGAGGCAGGGGATACTAACACACCAGAACCGGCTAAAACACCGTCAAATGACCTACAATCGCCAGCAAATGAGCCTTTAGAGTCAGGTAAGCCAGAGCCACAGCCGGTCACGGTCGATAAAGAAGGTCCGTCAACCTTTACGAAATGGTTGACAGCTATCAAGGTCGCTGTCGGTACGCTCTTGACATCAGCCACGGCTTACTGCGGTGGCGAGGATATCAAAACTAAAATTGCAGATAAGGCGATTGAGAATGCGGATAGGTCCGTACTTCTCGATATGCTCCCAATCATTATTTACGTGTTACTCGGATGCGGTGCAGGCGTTTTTTTGATCTGGATTGCGTCTGTCTTTTATGACAGGTCAGCCGAACGCTCAAACAAACTCAACGCTCAAAAAATTGAAGCGGCGGCTAACCAAAGTAAGAATACAGTTGAGTTGGGAAAAGGTTAAATATGCCTTGGACGTGGTACAAGCGGACAATGGTCCGTGATACATACCTGATTGAGTTGCAGGATTCAATATTGTCGGCGACAGTCGGCTTATTGTTTCTCTTTAACTCACTCACGCAAAGCGGTCTTTACGAAAGGTATGAACAGATATATGCCAATATGTCTTTCTTGCCAATGTGGTTCTGGGGCTGTGCGTATTTAGCGCTCGGTCTACTTCACTTAGCCATATTGCAATTACGAAATGTACGTTGGTTACGCAAACAAGTTGCGTTGACCGATATCGGCGCTTGGGTTTTTCTGTCAACCTGTACGCTATCGAGCAGTATGTTTCGTATCAGCGGATACCTGTACTTAGTATTCGCGATGTTCGCATTTCAGTCTTTCGTGAGGATACAGACTTATGATAACTCCCTTACTCGAAACAATGCTAATATCAATCCTTAAAGCCGGTGCGCTCTGGTCGCTTGCCACGATCCTCGGGAGTGTGACCGGCACAACTATACTGTTCGCTAATGGCGATACGATTGAAACGCCGTGGTATGAATCGCCGGTATTTGCGGCGGCTCTTACTGCGGTTATCACTGTATTCGGAGCACGTCTTTATGACTCGTGGTCAAAGCGTAAAGAGAAACAGGCGTTGAGAGAAGGTGAACTTGATAAGAACCAAATCTCAATGGAAGAACTCACTCAAAAAGAGTGGTACAACTTGCTAGACCAAATCAAAAAACAACACGGTACAGAGGTCAAATATCTTACCCGTCTACACCTTGATAAGCGAGTCGAAAGTTTTCAGCTTCGCGAGGAAAAGCATAACGCCCTTAACGAGTGTGAGCGGCTTAACTCAATCATCTTCCAGATGCAATTATTGTTGACCAAGCACACGATTGATGCGCCCGAGTATACCCGTCATTCTTACGAGCAAATCATGGCAGGTATCGATGACAAGACTAACGCCTATCGGGAGATGCTCAATCGGGAATATCTGGAAACGAAAGATATGATGAAAACTTTAACATAAGCGAGGCTCACACATTATGGTATTGACGTTCAGTAAAACTCAGGTGTACGTTCTGGCGGCTATCGTTATGACTGTAGGCATCGGCATTATAGGTTCTGCGAGGATACCAGAATCTATGATTCCGATCCTCGGGTTCTGCGGTGTCATTACTGCGAATTTATTTACGCTTTTGAAAGTCGATAGTGCGGCGATTGAGACTGCTCAAAAGCTTGATGAGACTGTTACAACTACCGCATCGACTTTGAAAGACAGCGACGCTAACACTAATGGCAAACTTGATACGATTCACAAGCTAGTAAACTCCGACAGGGGAGCACAGCTAAACATCAGCGCGCTTGCCCTTCGTCGTGTTGCTGATATGTCGAAAGACCCAAAAGACGCAACGATTGCCGGTCTTGCCGAATCCGCTTACGCTGAGCACGTAAAACGTCAGGCAGAAGTCGATAAGGCTAATGGCGTAGCGATACCAGTGGCAACCGCATAAATTGTCTGGCGCGCCAGACAAAAGAGAGGACGTATGGCAATATCAATCTCAGAACTAACAGGCATGACCACGTACCGAGCCGGTTCAAACGCGCCGGTGTCGTACATCTCTCGGATACGCGGTGCGATCCCAAACCCTGTATACGTAGCCGTGGGCAATACAGGTCTTGTAACGTGGAATGACGGCGGGGCTGGCGGTACGTTCGTCCTGTCAGGTCTGAACAGTACAACGGCGTCCTATACGCCTAAAAACAAGACGCAGGCTGTCATCATTACGGCAACCGATACCGTACCAAATAGTGCGACGAAAAACCTGAGCGTGTTCGGTACGATGCCGTTACAACCACAAGTCGGCGTTGAGACTGAATGGGACATCGAGACTAAGACAAAGCTTGCTCGGGACCGCACACGATATTTTCGTGAGGACGGCGGTCTGGAAATCGGTTATGTATACGGTTGGGATAATCGTATGTTGATTGATAAAAACGAACTGATTCAGTTTTGGCTTGACCATCGGAAAGTCTTGCTGTTCTGGGCGGTCGATACCGAAGGTGCGTTACAGAATCAGGTGTGGTTTATCTCAAGTATCAAGGCGGTCTTTGCAGGTGCTAACCGTTGGAATATGGCGGCTGGTGTGCGAGGTCTTTACAATCCTATTATCAATGGTCTGACCGACTCGGGCGAACTCGTCACGTCAGGCGGTGAAGTCGTAATCGGTTAAGGAGAACAACATGGAATTAGAATCAAGTCAGGCTATCATCGATGTATTCAACTCGCTCGATCCCTTTACGCCGGGAGTATTACGTAAGACGGTATATCCTCGCGTCTTTCTACCGTCGAGCATTAACGGCGATAATGACCTGTATACGCCGGTCACTGGTCGTAAGGCTCTAGTGCGTGACTACATCGTCACGAATAATACAGGCGGCGGTATCACTCATTTCCCGAAGATAAAAATAGGCGGTACGTATTGGCAAATCGGTCAGAGCGTTACCGAAGGCGCCGCCGGTCTTGGTCATAACTACGGTCTGAACGCGATACATAATGCTCAGCCGATTCTTCTCAACGCAGGCGAGACATTTGCGGTTAATACGTCTGCGCTCGGTTTAACGATCTGGCTTAACGTGGTTGAGTTTGCCGATAGCGTTCCATTCTTCCGAGCCGACAAGCATGGCGGTTGGATTAACGGTGCTAACACGCTCTTTACCGTACCGGCAAACAAGACGCTTTGTATAGGGCAATTCACTACACTCGCGGTTGCTAACAATCCGCAAATAGGCATATGCGGCATCAACTACATGAACGGAACTGGCGGTTCGGTCAACCTATCAACAATCAATATCGTCCCGTTCGGCGGTAGTCCCGGTGCGTCTAATCAGTTCGCCGGTCCCGGCTCGATTCTTACAGGTCAGGGTTTTAGTAAGTTCTTTCACGGCAACATTGGTGAAGGCGATTTTATAAGTCTTACCGTTGACTCAACTAACGCTCAACAATTTGCACATTTCAATTACGTCTTAGCAGGAGAGTAGTATGTGGGCAACCATCTTGGCAGGTCTTAAGACTGCCGTCACTCATCGTATCACTTGGATTATCATTGGCTGTCTAGCCGGTCTTGCGCTCGTGGTCTGGCTCGTGATGTACGCCGAAAGCTGTCACGTTAAATCGCAACGCGAGAGAGCGAAAGAGGCGATTAACGCCAAGCTTGAAACGGTCGCCAATCGCGAGGCGGTGATTGCTAACTTACAGCAAAAGCAAATCGAAGATAAGGCGAACGTCAATGCGGCGATTCACGATTACGTCAACACTCAGCAAGCGACTAACGCACAGGTCGGCGTGACCGATCAAAAACTTGAGGAAGCGAATCAGGCGGTCGCTAATTTACAAAAGGCTCAGAACGCCAACCAGACGAACGTTAGCGTTCAAGACTTACAGGAGAAACTTAAAGGGTTATGAAACGGATAATTTTACTGACACTTTTATTCCTCGCTCTTTACGCATCAGGCGATGCTCAATGCGCTCCCGGCTCGCAATGTGTACCACAGGCAACGATTGATAAATGCGCTGATGTCGCGGACCGATACCGAGCGGCTCTTGATACGATTGCTAAATTGCAAGCTGTAGCCGATGCGATCCCGTTAGAACGTGCGACTTGGCAAGCTGAGCGTCAGGCGGTACAGAATATCATCGACCGCTACAAAGCGTTGATAGATACCGATGCCTCGATTCAAAAATCACAAGCCGAAGTGATACAGATGTTGAAAGACGTGGTAGCGATGCAGGGTAAACTTATCGGAGACTTAGAAGGCGCTCTTAATAAACCTAAGAGCGGCCTTCAAAAGTTCCTGACGGCGTTAAAAGAGATAGCACTTATTGCGGCGGGAATTGCACTAGGTCACGGCCTGTAAAACAGTCGCTACACTCGGCGCGTTGATACTGCCACTCGCTGTGAGCAACATAGACCTCGCTACATATCTTACAGCGTTGCGTATCGATGAAATCAACGTGAGTCTCACGAGCGACGAATTGGAAGATGCCATGACCGGCGATCTTCCTTTTTTTACGTAACGGGTTTGATAAGGCGTACTCGAAAATCGCTTCAACCGTTTCTTGATACGTCAGGTCTTGTAAGCGTCCGTCTTGTATGAGGTCGAATTGACACTTACCACATACCATCAGGTGACCAGTCATGCGGTTGCCGATGTAGCAATCAATCGCTGTATCGTGACAGACGAAACAAATGTGCCGATGATGTGCGTTCATCGGGCGAGGTCTTGGTTTCGGTCTGTCGTACTCCTCACGTAAAATCGTCAGTATGTCATCAGGTGGGCGCTCTGGGTTGAAAAGAGGCGAGGCCGAAGGAGCAAACGATACTTCGACCTCGCTGACACAGCACAAGCCTGCCGTGCTTGTCTGTGAAGGCTGTAAACAGAAATTCATTCTCGGCGGTGGTAGCAGTACAGCTTTAACCTCCTCGCGGCGGTCGCGGTTCTCCCGATATCTTAGTACGACCGCACGACCGATAAGCCAACTGATACCAAGCCAGAAGATGACCAGAAAAAATTCCTCAGTCATTCGACCTCCCGTTTTTGTACCTCGCTTTGAGCGCCTCGATGTCTAACGGCTTAAGCTGACTAACCAAGTCTTTAATCTCTTTCTCGGTTTCCTCAAGCACGATGGTCAGCGTTAAGAGTTGGTCACCTATCTCTTGGTTCTCGGCAGACTGAGGATAGATGTTGTCAACGTTACACTGAAACGATTTATGTTTCTCGTCATCGGTCACGCGGCAATACTGATATGTACCGGGATCAAGTGACGTGAGCATACCAGTCGATACGCCTTCTTTATAACCGCCAGTCATGTAAACGGGAACCGGCTCAAAGGCGTTAAGGCGATTCTGTTTGATTTTGTTTTTAAGCTTTTTGAGTGACGGCGATTCAAAGCCGTTCGATGATACGAATTGCTCGCTCGATTCGTGATAAGTGATGCGGCAGTCAAGATACGTTTCGATGAAAGTTGATGTGCTCATTTTATTTGCTCCTAGATTTTAGTTTTTGTCTGGCGCGCCAGACAATGCCAAAGCTGACGCGCCAGTCTGTCACCTACCCTTTACTCGTTTACCTCCCTTGCTCGTAACCTTCCCCTTGCTCGTTAATTCGTCTATCAAGTCATCAAAGACTGATGTAGTAATCGCCTCGCTCATACCGTCTAAGACCGCATCGCAGTCAGCTTGTTTCTTGGCGAGTAAATCTTGTATCGTTTCCTCAATCGTGTTCTCGGCTACGAGGTAATACGCCGTGACCTGTCGAGCCTGTAGCATACGATGTAGCCGGTCCTCAGCTTGCAAGTGTACAGCCGGAACCCAATCAAATTCGAGGAACGCTAAGTTTGCACAAACCTCCTGCAAACCATCAATTCCCGTACCGCCAGCTTTTAAGGATGCAATCATCAACTGACAATTTTCATCGACTTTGAATTTACTGTCAATGTTTATCTGTCGGTTGCGTAAACTGTCTTTGGCGACGATCCTCGCGGCTGTCGGGAAGTGTGCAATCAACTCGTCTTGGAACTTGATGTGGTTGACGAACACGACCAGTTTCTCACCTGCGTCGATGAAACTTTGAATCCACTCTTTCGCCTCGCTCATCTTACCTTCTACCGCCAATTGCTTGAGTGTCTCAATCAGCATTAACTTCTCGGCGGCTTTGGTCTTTTCCTCAACCGATGCCTTACGAGTCTCTATGCGGTCACGTTGCTCGCTCGGTGATAGATACTTGAGCGATTCGGTAAACGCCTTTTCCTCAACCGCACAGAGCGCAAGATAACCGGCTACGTCCTCGGCGGCTTTTTTGTACTCAGCTTTGTTCGTGATTTCAAAGGTGACCTGCGCTCGTTGCTTAACCGGCATATCAGATAAGACCTCAGTCTTAAGACGCCTGACGAAACATCGAGCGGTGAGCCGGTCGTGCAACTCATTAAGATTCGCTGCGCCCGTATAATCCCAAATCTCTTTTTGAAAGGCGTGTCTGCCTTTAGGTTTGATCCATACCTTTCGCTTATAGAGTTGGCAATATCGCTTAGCGAAAGCGAACCAACCGCCGAAGTCATCGAGCCGCTTGATGATATCTAACGGGACTATTAACTCGCTCGGTCGTGACAGCATCGCGGTCCCAGATAATCCGATTAGAGTTGTGACCGGCTTCGCCACGGTCTTTGCGGCTTGTGTACGTTGAGCCTTGCCAGACTTTAGATAATGAATCTCGTCAAACACAATCGCCTCGGCGTCAAAGTCAATCAACTCGATGACTCGCTTTTTGAGATTGTCGTAATTGATGATTATGACGTTGGCATTGCTCGATCCCTTTTTAGCGTCCCAAATCGAGGTCACCCAAAGAGGATTCGCCCGTTTGATTTCTCGATACCAATTAAGCTTCACGGCGGCAGGACACATGACGATAAACCGGCTCAGCCCGAGCGAGTAACAGATTGCCAAGGCTTGTAACGTTTTACCGAGTCCCATCTGGTCGCCGTTGATAAAGTTCTGAGCCTCTAAACCGTACCGTACTCCTTCAAGCTGAAAGCGAAACAGGTCAACGCCAAAGCCGGTCAGACCTAGAGCGTCAGGCTGTAGGTCTATCGAGTCATCGTCAATGCCAATATCTGAGTCGAACACCGTGTTAATCATCGTCTTTATTACCCGTTTGCTGGCGATTAGAGGCGATTTGACCACGTTTTACCCGCCATAGATGGTAATGCGTAGTCTTGAGATTCGGAGCGGTCAGAGCGCAGATATAACAGTTCTCGTCTAACCAGTGCCAACGACCGCAACAACCTCGTTTAAGACCTGCGTCTTTGAGAAACCCGTCAAGGTCGATCCGCTCAAACTCGGGAAGCTTGTAACGTTTTACAATCGCCTTATCTGATATGTCGGTGTCAACTATCTCTGAGCAGATAACCGGCCAATCAGGAACAACCGTAAAAGACTGAGTTTTCTTTTTCATCGATAACCTGTAGTCGCCAGTAAAAGTCTGCGGTGTGAACGACCTGACCGATTGTATTTAGGTCGCCTCGTTTGTAAACGTCATGCCAGTCTTGGAAGTCCTCGTTCAAATCCTCAACGAGTGCCTTGAGTATGGCGAACGCATTGTCCGCCTCGCGTACCGTCTGCCAATCGGGACTGTCTTGTGGTATCCCCTGATTACCATCGGGACGTAAGATTTGCAATTTGAATAAGAGCGCCATTACACGACCTCCTTGATGTAGCGCCGAAGCTGATTGTCAGTCAACCATTTTTCCATTGCCGTCATCATGAGGTTACGTTGCAGAAAATCCATCATGTGCATTATCCCGGCTTTCATATCTAACCAAAGCTGTAATTGCTCAGCCGGTATATGACGTTCGGCGGTGGCGGTACGATTGTCTAAGGTGAGCACGATTGACACGACAACGCCGCCATGCCAATCGCCGTGTCTGATTTTGAAAAACGCGCAGGTTGGTAAAAACATTATCGCCTCCAGTTCTGATAGATACGGCTATCAGTCGCGTCGAACGCCTCTTGTCGCGGTGTATCGACCGTGACAACTCGCGAGGCATCGTAGCCGGTCCATCGAAAGCCTAAGTCATCGAGCCAGTCTTTTGCCTCTTGCTCGGTGTTGTACTCTTTGCCGTTGGCTGACCAAACGTCCTCGCCTTTACCTGTAACTTCCGCTCTGTATTTCATGGTTAATCTCCTAGTTAAAAATTTGTCTGGCGCGCCAGACAGAAGCCTTAGAGCCGACACGCCAGACGGTTTATGCTTGATTAGACTTGAGCGCCTTTCTCAAGCACGGCATCGAGGAGCGACGAGTTGTCGAGCGTTCGTTCCTCAACATTAATTTCCTTGCCGTGTAAGTCGATGTACGTGACTGTACGAGTCGTTGCACCGACTGTCTTTTCGAGGATCAAATCGAGTGCCGACATTTTGAATTTCGCACCGTCACCAAACATTGCGGACTCGGCACGTATCTGCTTGTCGGTTCGACCGATACGATTTTCCGTCACCTTGACAGGCGCTTCGTGGTCAACGTAGTTCGTGACAGCGTTGAACAGGTTGTACGCCGTTCCCTTTGTCTCGGGAAACATATTGCCATCGTTGTCGGTGAACAGGTCTAACACGTTGAGTTGCTTTTTCTCACGGTTGTTCTGCTGACGGCTTGTCTCGTCTTTGACCGGCGGGAACAACTCATCAAGCACTGAACCGAGCATCTCTTTACTCAACGACCGATGTGACAACACGTTTAGCTTTTCCTCTAACAGCTTCACGTCCTGAGTGACGCCCGTAAACAAGTCAGCGGCGTCAATCATGCGCTGAGTCATATCGCCTCGATGGTAGAATTTGACGGCTGTCCCGGCTTGACCGTATGCCCGTTCGTAGGTGTTAGCGCAGACAACACGTATCGAGGTTATAAAGCACTGAGCCGCGCGTTGACCTGTGCGGTCCTCGGTGAAGCATAGGTAGTTCTCAAAGCGGTCGCCGGTCGCACCGATTTCAAACGACACGCCAAGGTTAACCAATGCCCAGACCTGCTTGCCGTTGTTGAGTATCCCGGCTGACTCGTAATGAGCCTTACCTTCGCCTTCGACCAGAGCATCGAGGTAGCTAAAGATGAACCGATTTTGTATGACCTGAAAACCTTCGGTTGTGTTGACGATGTGTGCGGCTAGAGGATCGTGATAAAAGATGTCATCACGAAAGAGCGCCCAAGCCGGAATATCGATACCATTTATTTGAAGCTGTCGCTTTGATATCAGATGGTCCATACCGGCCTCGATAATAGTCTGCTCGGCGGTCTGCGCCTCTTGCACGACATTACCTAAATGATGCCAAGCACCTTTGCGAATCATCGCATCGAACTTGCCTGTCACAGAATTTCTAATCAATCCGTGTCCCATAGTGTTTTGCTCCTATAAAAAGATTGGCGCGCATTTTTGTCTGGCGCGCCAGACAGACCTATTTGATTTCCAAGTGTGTACCGCGAGGCTCAAGATAACCGACACCTGATAGACGAGCCTCTAAATCGGCAATCGTTTTTTCAAGTTCCTTTTCTTGGTCCCCATTAATCGGATGCCCTGTCAAGGCGTTATCGCCTCGCATTTGTACAAGACGCGCTCGACTCGTTTCGACTCGCTCAAGGTCTTGACGTACCGCCTCAACATCAAGCACGTATATCTGTTTGATGTAAATCGCCGGTACGTGTTCCTCAAGATGTGTTTGGTCATTGGTACGAGGATCAAGCACGAGAGCGCGTGTGCCGCCGTTACCCTTGACGAGCAACTTGAACATCGGCGTTTCGTATGACTTGATACTTGGCGAACGAACGTGCTCAAAGTAATACTTGAGCCGGTCTTTCAAAAGTTTGACAAGAGCCTTTCGCCGGTCGGCTAAAGCTTTGACGCGTTTCTGCTCGGACTCAGCGGCGTTCCCGAGTGTTTCGTTGTTACGGATGACATAGCAGTATTGCTCTATCTTTTCCGTTTCCTCAATCGACAGGTCGCTAAGCCACTGGTCAACCTTGTCGTTTAAGTCCTCATCGGTGACATCGCCGAAAGTCTCATAGAGATACTCGTGTAGACCTTCGATGTCCTCACCGATTTTGAATAGTGACCGGCGAGCCGGTTCTGGTGCTGGTTTCTTAGTTGCCATGTTTTACTCCTAGTTGTCGCAGGTCTATGTCTGGCTGACTATAGATGTTGTCCGCCAGTTCATTTAATCGGTCTAAGTTGATAGCGCCGACCGCCGAGTTAAACGTTACGACTTGGTCAGGCGTGAACTTCATCAAGTCTAAAAGACACATTGCCTCAAAACGTCTGAGTGCCTTTATCGTATCGAGTAAGCCACGTATGTTAAGGTCAGCCGGTTTGGGCGTCTCAGTCATCACGACCTCTCTAGCCATTACGACCTCCCCTGCGCCTGAGACATTTTCTCGGTGCGTTTGACGTACACCGCAAATTCCTCGGTCGTTAAAAATGTGACCTGAGTATTCAGGTTCGCATCGGCGCGCGTCTTTGCCATATCGGCATCGAGGCTACGTTTGAAAGCACGTATCGCTCGGTCAAGTCGGATAGACGATGCGTCTGTTAATTTAACGCGGTCAGCGTTGATATCATGTGCCATTAGTTTGCTCCTTGTGTTTTGGTTTTGAGATACGCTTCCATAAAGGTATTTTGATCCGCTCGGTGCGGTCGTATGACTGGCGCAGGAAGCATCACGTCAGTTATTTCAAATTTTGTTGGTTGGTTTAGAAAACAAATCAGGTCACAGAACCCGGACTGATTTTCAGTCGGCAACTGTGACCTGCAAGTTAGACAATGTTTCATGGTTGTTTGCTCCTAGTAGGCTTAAGAAAGCCGTATCGACATTGTACCGCGGAACTAAGCGAGAAGTCAATGTGCGTTTATTGTCGTGACCGTGACAATAAAAACAGATGATAACTGGTTAATCGTCATAGAAGTCGAAAAAATACCTCGCCACGACCGGCTGTCGTTTGACCTTACCGCCACGTATTCGTTTTTCGATCTTACGTTGCTCTCTCGCCTCAACCGATAATTTCAAGCTGTCATCAACGCCCATAAACTCACACTGTACGGACCGTATTTGCCAACACGAGTCCTTAGCGATAACGCCAGCGTCAACGAAGCCGTCAACGATAGGTTTGATACAAGGGTTAAAGACATCATAGTCAGCGAATGTCGGTCGCCAGATACGTAAGACGATTCGACAATGTGTAAAGATGTACGGATTGATCCGAACGTGCGTGACCTCCTTTAATCGCCCGCTCTTTTGTGTCTCAAATTCTTGCCAACGGAATATGCCAAACGATTGTTGCTGAGCGGCTCGTATGGCGTGTTCCTCGCCAAGCTTACGCCACTTAGCGAGAAAGCTTGCTGACATACCAAAGTGCTTAACAATCGCAAGGTAGTCGTTCCAAGACGGTAAGGTACGAAATTCGATTCTAAACTTTGGTCTTGGTACGCTTGCGAGTTGTTCGCTTAGTTCCAGTGTCAGTCGGTTTCTTTTGTTCTCGGGATTGTTGAGCGTTATCATGGTCCTCCTTTTTGTCTGGCGCGCCAGACAAATTTTGTAAATAGATTGTCTCTCCGTACTTTTTAACGTTGGCACTTTTGACCTGCTTAAACAGCTTCGGATACAGGCGGTGCGCCTTCATGTAATCGTGACCGTGAACGTGCAATATCTGTTCGCCGGTTACGGTCTGGTTCAGGTACGTAAAGAAAATGTTGTGCTCGATTAGTTTGGCGAGCACCGCCAAAAGGTCAGGGCTATTCATCGTCATCCTCATCGCGCTCGTAGAAGTTACGGACTGGCGGTAACGGTGTCGTTGACCTGACCGGCTCTAACTCCTCGGCGCCTTCTTCAAAGGTTTGCAAATTTTTGTCGTAGTCTAACGGGACTTGCCAGTTGCGTTCGCCGTCACGTTGCTTAGCGCAGAATAGATTGAGTCTCATCTTGTTAGCAATCAACTCTGGTTGCTCGTGATGTAGTTTGCCGCGAGGATCGTACGGAAAGAGCAATACGTCAGCCGCTTGCTCGATGACGCCCGATTCTCTCAGCCAGTTCATTTGTGGTATGCCGTAAGACCTGTCCGCTTCTCGTGAGAACTGAGCCGCGCCGAGTCCCGCGATATTGTTTCGTATCAAGCACTCTTTTATCTCGGTCACGATTGTTCCAACCTCAGTATCACGAGTCCCGTTCTTACTCACCTGTAGCGCCTTAAAGAGTGTCAGGTAATCAAAGACAAGACACTTGACGCCTTTCACCTGTACGTAATACTCAAGTATCGCAATCAGCTTGTAGATATCATTCGTGCGGTCAAAGTACATCGGCAACTCCTCGAGAGAGTGTAGCGCGACTTTTAATCGCTCGGCTTCTTTCGGCAACTTTTGCAAGGTATCCGGGTTAATCGATTTGTTGGCGATACCAGTCATAGCCGGGAGCATACGCATCACGATTTTCGACTTAAGCATCTCAAGGCTGACAAAGAGTGTTGGGATACCAAGTCTGACGATATGTAACGCGATTTGAATCAAGAGCGCGGTCTTGCCGGTCGATGGTCGTGCGGCGATTATCGCCAACTCACCAAGCGCCAGACCTCGATACTTAAGCTTTCGATCCAGACCGGCGATGCCGGTATGTAATGACGAGGCAGACGTGTTACCAAGTTGCCATTGCTCAAAGGTGTCGATGACATCAGCGGTCACGGTCTTTATTGACTGAGTTGATATCTTGGAATGTGTCGCCTGTAACGCGACGATGGTCGAATGAAGTCTGGCGAGGATAGTGTCAGGCGATTCCTCTTGAGAAAGGACTGCGCCGGTCGTTGAGTTATTCAAGTCAATCAGCTTACGTGAAAGAGCGTGGTCACGAACTATCTTGATGTACTCGTTGACGTTTGAAAAGTGAGGCAGACCGTAAGTGAAGTTCGATATATGAGTGACGCCGCCTATCGACCTGACATCACCTTCTTTGTTGAGTTCCTCGCCTATCAGGATTGCGTCAATCGGTTTGGCGTGTCGTAAGAGAGTAAGCATTGCACCTGCTACTCTGCGGTGTATCGGTGAGTAAAAATCTTCTGGCTGTAACTCGGCAAAGATACCGTTCGCCAGTAGGTTGTCAAGTAGGATCGCACCGAGTAGAACGCGCTCGGCATCTTCGTTTGATGGTAACGGTCGCTCAAGATAATGCTCGCGCCGTGGTTCAACTTTCTTAGTTGGCATTTGCTCTGAGTTCTCCTAGTAGTGATTGCAATAATCTATCGTGGTCAGTCGTGACCATGCCGAGTTCACCTTCTAAGGTCGATTGAGCCTCAGTCATGGCAACGTCAGGTTGTAGCAGGTCCGCGTCATAGATTGCGGACAATGTAATTATCGCGTCATTGAAATCGTCGCCTCGGATAATGACACGAGCGGCAGTTCTACCAAATGTTTTCGAGTAGTCGCCGTTGCTCTTGGCGGCGTCCTCGTCAACGGTTTTGTACTCGGGATCAAGTTTAGCTTCGACAGTAGCGCGGGATAGACCGGCTTCGTAACCGAGTCGCATATACTGCTCAACGTGGTCACGGTCACGAAAGATTAAATCAAGCCGGTCATAGATTTTCTTCTTTTCGTTTTTACCCTGATGCCAGTCAGACGTGAGATTGCCTTCAATGGCTAGACATAGTTCCCATGGCTTAGAGTGTGTCAATGCTCGGGTAATCGCATCGATACGTTTAGGCGTTAAGACCTCCTTAACGTCCTTACGACCTCGTTTGCGGTTGTACTCTTTACGGCACAAGGTACGGTAATCAAAGACGGTCTGCACGTCTTGGTCAATCTCGGTATCGGGTTTAGAAACGGGAGCGAGTGACGGTGTACGTACAAGACGCTTGCCGGTCCTATACGCATAGTCTTTCAACCAGTCGTTGATGCAACTGGTCATCAGTAAGAACCATTTGGTTCGCCCGGTCTTGTGCAAGATGACAAGACGCTCTGGGACTTCGGTCGTGATAAATCCGATTGACTCTAGCAAGGTGATAGCTTTGCGTATCGAGTCTTTCTTTGAAATCATCAGACCGCGCTCAAGTTGTTCGTCGGTGTGATACTGCCAACCATTAAGTTCTAAGATAGGTTTTTCGCCAACGTGTTTGAGCATACCGTTGAACTCGGCAAGATACTCAATTCGTTGAATGTGATAGTTGTGCCAATACTCCAAAAACGATACTAAAGCGGCGGCAGTTGAGTTGTTGTTACAGGCCGCAAGTATCGACTCATGTACACGAATAAACCTATCCTGTTGCGGGTACGCAATCAGGCTCGTTTGCATTTATTTTCCTCTCAAGTAACAGGGTTGAGCGAGCGCTCAAAGGGTTTTATGATTATAAGATTTTGTACTTGATTCGGCAAGCCGTATGCTATATGCTTATATACGGTTAGACCATTCAGATATCTGTCCTCAGGTTGTGAATTGTGTTTGACTCCTAGTAGGCCGAGTTGCTCGCTCGGCCTTTTCTTTTGTCTGGCGCGCCAGACAATTTAGAACCCGAACTCGGGATCGTAAGTCGATGTATCTTTCTTACGCCCGGTCTTGCCTCGATGATAATTGTGCTCAGCTAAATGCTTGAGCCGTGCGTCCTCGCCTCGTATCAATTCCAAGTTATCAATCTCTCGGTTAAACGGGTTCTCGTCTTTATGATGAATGATGTCCTCGGGCGTCAACTCAATCTCGGGATGAGCCTGTGCGTAGATGTGTCGATGCAGATAGACACGCTTGCCGTTGACGTAGATTTTCGGGTACGGGTTTTTCGATCCTGCTCGCTTAGCCTCAAGGTAACAGTCACGACCACAGTAGCGGCGATTGCTATTGCCAGTAACCGTTGCCACTTTGTACTGATTGCCACAGTGTTCACAGTTTGAGAAATCGGGACGGGTTCTCGGTCTACCGCCTTTAGCTTTATTGGTCATAAGGATTCGTCTTAATAGAGCCTTTGTAAGTCTCATAACGTACCGATTACGAGCGATTAGACGCGCTCTGACGGGTTTTTATTGTCAACGCATAGTCTGGTAAGGGTATACAAAAAAGGCTGAGCCACGGTTGACTCAGCCTTAAGTATCGAAATGACCTAATTAACTAGCCGGTGCAGACACCGGAGCCGGTTTGGCATCGGTCTTACCATCGGTCTTAGCCGGTTTCTCAGGCTTGGCCGACTTAAGAGCGTCAGCCTTTTTGTTATCGGTGAATGTCAGACCTTCGGGCGTAGCCGAGAAGTGACAACCGCATGATAACTCGATGTACTGGTCAGTATGGTCGGCGGCATCTTGTCTACCATGTACCGAGCAAGCCAGTGTCAGACGAGGCGTTACACCGTCAGGTATCGAGAAGTCCGTGACGGTCGCTTGGTTAAGAGCGGCGTCAAGTGTCGCAGACCGTTTGGCAACGGCTGACTGAGCCGATACGTTGTTACGCTCAGCTTCGATCCTCTCAGCGAGTAACGTGTTAAGTCGGTTACGCCGTTCGACCGACTGCTCGGCAATCTGTTCACCGATAGCGGCTTTGGCGAGGTTGAGCGGTACAGCCTTACCATCGACTTCGACCGTGCCGGTCTTGGCGATATCCTTGACCACGTTAAAGACCGAGTCGATGTGAGCAGGTGAGAGAATCGGCTTATCGTTTTTGTCTTTGGGTGCGGTCGATGTCGCCAACTCGAAAACGTTACGAGCTAGTTGACGTTCGATAGCTTTTTGCTCGGGGTCAGTTTTCAGACCGGCATCGGCAATCATACCGTCAACACCTTGAGCGATAGCTTCGGCGGCTCGGATACTCGGCATTGCGTTGAGCGCAAACTTTTGGTCCTCACCTGCGATAGCTTGGAAGGTACGAGCGGCGGTCATTACCGAGTAAGCCTGCGGTCGTGACAACTCAAACTGCTCGGCAACATACGCCTCGAAAGTCTTGTGCGTCGAGCGATACAGCTTGTGTTGATTGATGATGGTCAACGCGGCGCCGATTTCCATCGCGGCTGAGTTGAACTTGCCAAGGTTGTCACGAACGGTCTTTTCGAGTTTCTTACGTTCGACCTCCTCCTCGGCTGACAGGTTTGTCTTGAGCGCCAACGCTTGGTCATCT